CTTATCGCCTTTATCTCCTTTGTCGCCCTTGTCACCCTTCACCTTCGTCCAAGTATAAGCGGAGAATGTCGTGCTGTCTGCCGCCGTGAAGTCGGTGTACTGTCCGATGTATGCGCCCGGAGTCTCGCCATTGTTAGCGGTGAACGTCGTACCGTTATCCGAGTATTTGATATGCAGATAGGTAGTCCTGCCGTCCGCTCCCGTCGGTCCCTTGATTCCTTGATCTCCTTTGGGTCCCTGCGATCCTTTCAACTGCACCCACTTGTATGAGGCGTATCCGGTTGGAGCGGTTGAGCTAGTTGTCACAGCAGTACCGATATAAGTATTTGGCGTATCTACCATAGGATTACCGTTGGCATTCACGGAATACTTCACATGGAAGTATTGGGATGTACCGGGGATACCTTGCGATCCGGTAGGACCTGTATCACCTTTAGGACCTGTCGCACCTGTTGCACCTTTATCGCCCTTATCCCCTTTGTCACCTTTGTCGCCCTTAGAGGCATATTTCAGCCAATCTGTAGAGGTTTCACTCGGTTCTTGAACTGTTTTATCCGCAATACATATCCATGTGCTACCATTGTGAATAACTTCGTCATAATACCAATATGCGCCAGATACCCACGCACCCTTAAAGGCGGGTACTGGGACTTCTGTAACGCCATCATTAGACAGTTGTTTGATAGTTCCGGTCATATAAATATTACGAAGGTATGCAGAATGTCCGGTCATATCAATGCCGAATAGTTTCAAATTAGACAAGTCGCCTAATTGCATCGCGATCATATCCTTTGTGATCTCCCAATTATTTACGCCTATTAAGTAACGGGAATAACTTTGAGTTGAATAGCTAGACCTTTGACGATCCACATTCGTGAAGTTACCATACGCAACGAAGTGCATTAGCTTAGCAGGATGACGAGAAGCGCCACTTCTAAGCACGTATTTAAAGGTCGAATTACTCAGTTTTTCGGTAATACGAAAATAGGCGGTCTGGAATCCTGTTTGGTTGTTAAATATGCCTTTACAAATATCATCCACTGCCAAGCTAGCCAACTCGCCCGGTTCCAGTTTAAGTGTAATGGTTTGACTTAACGTATTTACAGATTCTATTATACCGCCGCCCGGTGCGTTCCATTCTTCCCCGGCTATAACAGACACACGGTTATATCTCAGTTCGTCAGCCTCTAAAAATTCATTAACACGAAGCGATTTAAACTCCGCATCACCGGAAGCCTTGATAATCCATCCTAGCAACTTTGATACGTAGTTAGTAGAAGAAATGTCGCCGGAAAACTTAGCGATAGCCGCCGATAAAACGCCTATTACATCTATCCCGCCTTTAAAGTGAATAAGCTTTTCGGCTGTATCCTCTACGACCTTACTCAGATATTTCGCGTCTGCTACTTCTTCAGTAGAAATTTTGTGTAACTTAAAATGGTTTCTTCCGTCCTCTTTAGAAATAGATTCGTCCTCTACTAACAAATACAAACTCTTATCACCATCAATCGATATAACTTGCCCACGATAGGGAACATACGCTTCTTCATCTGTGTTACGTGCATATCTTAACGCATCTTCCATACTATTCCAAGTTTCAGTAGCGTCAATCGGGCGGTCTGACGTTCTACGGTATTGGATAGCTAGACTAGCACCCGGTATATTTAAAGATGCTAAACCGGCTAGCAGTACATTAACTAAGTTGTTTTTATTCATCTTTATGCTGTTTTAAAGGTGAACGTATCAGAGTCATTTACCATGATAGACTGCACGATCCACATCTTGTATTTTATCGCTTCACTGTTATTTGCTCCTTCCACCGATATCTCAATTGGTCCTGAGCAGCCCCCTCTGTCTTCGATGAAATTCCCAGGATAAGCAGTTAGCGTCAAATCTTTTATCGTATCAGTAGGAATACAGATCACAAACATTTTCCATTTATCTACAGGGAATTTGTAAGTACCAGGCCCCGTATATAATCCACTAGACTGCAACGCACGTACGTCATTTGATGCTTTAGGAACAGACGTGCATATGCCAGCAAACCACTTACGCCTTACGTTTACAGATATGGAGTCATTTAATTTTATCTCTGTCAGACTCCCATCTGCACTAGCATCATATTCAACAGTTGCAATATATGTTTCTTTCTGTGTATAAATGCCGGATAGCTGACGAGTAGCAGTTTGGATTCCATCTACTTCTTTCGAGAATGTAAGAATGTTCGCTTCATTGTTATCATAATATGCCTTTTTCATTGCGCCTTGACCGTTTCGAACAGCCGTATATGAAATGTATCCTTTTGAAGTTCCATATTCAACCTCCTTAGACGTAGACAGGATTCCTGATAGTTTAGCCGATGCCTTTTTCGCCAACATCGTTACAAAAATATCCTCATAAGTAGTACCTTGAAGTATGACATCGCCTGTTTTAATATGCCCGGTTTGTGGAGCCGTTACAATGATATTCTTAGATAGTTTGAATGATGCGTTACTTCCTCCTTCGGTCCAATCACTCCCCTGCCCTCCATTTACAAATTGATTATCAAATTTTATTTTATCATTATTCTGGACAGTCATCAATGACAATGTGAAAACATAACTGTTCACCGTTTCTGATATTTGATTCATCTCCGGCACACTACTCTCATTCCTGACAAAGCGCTTGCCATTAAAAAAGACATATGAACAACTCATTATTCGATTTAACAGTTCAGCATACCAAACCGGACATCCTTCAGCATTTCCCAGCGTAAAGGTTTTAATTGTATTTTCAGAAGAATACAAGTCAAAAACATCCTCCTCAGTAGAAACAAACTGCTCATTAGTCACCCCGAAACCCCATCCTGAATCCTTGAAGCCGCCAGGCACACGAAAATCAAATAAATATTGCTTTCCTTCGATTATAAATACACAATCGGTGCGTTGTTTATTATCTCTCATTGAATATTGAATTAATGTAGTACGTGATAATTTCCGTTCATCATCCGTAACTTCAAACAGTTCACTAGATTTCCCATTCAATTCAAACTCATAATATCCGTTAGCAAGACCTGTCACAACACAGTAATATAATACGATGCTGTCATTCATCTTCCAGCTATTCCATGTCTTAGAAATCCTGGTACCCGTTATGGTATTTACAACACTTCCAACAGGTTCATCTTTCTCAGAAAAGGCTATAATCTCAATAAAAATTTGGTCGGTTGGAGCAAACTTCTGAATATATTTACTTCGAATCCCAAACAAATCATCAGAAGGATTAAAAAACAATGGCGTAAAAGGACTTATCTTATACATATTATTCTATACTCTTAACTAATAATTTATACTTTACACCGTCATACTGGCCATATTTACATGAAGCATCGTTCATATACCCCCAATATACATTTCCTCCATGCTCAGTCTTGATAAGACCCTTTATTTCAGCAGGAAGCGCATCATCATCAGTCGTAACACTCAATACTCCAACAGTAAACAAACCATCTTCAATGTCAATATCCCCATTCTCTTTGACGCCATTAATAATTACGTCACTATTCCCATCCGAAGAAGCAAAGGTTAGTTTCTTAGTGAAAATACCAATAAAAGCACTATTTGCAGCAATCATAAATCGCGGAGAAAACATTGCATTAAACATAGAAGTAGGATCCATTACACCTTCCAAGCTATACCCAGTACGTACTAATTGATATTTATCTCCTTTCAGCTCCGCACAGACGAAAAATACATCATTATCGCTGTCATTATCAGTAGTATCCTTCCCTCGTTCATGAACTAAAAACTCAATACCATACGGATCAGCACGGAAAGGACTAATAAGGTCATATGATTTATCTGAGAGAGTTATTCCAGATGTATATTCATTCGTGAAATGAAATTCATCGCGACCGTTTATGCTATTATATTCCTGTTTATCATAACCAACCTTAACCCTTGAATATATAAGAGAAGAATCTAGAGAGAAAGAAGTATTTTTATCAATGTTTGCAATCTCTTTTGAGACAGTATTACGGAACAAATCATTTCTATGTGTAAATATTATAGACTTTTGTTCCTCATCAATAACAGGAACAAAGCCAAAAACAGCCTCCATCCAATCAACAAACTTATTGTATGAAACGTATATTTTCGCCTCTGATAGACCTCGCAGACTCTCTGCTGCAACAATCAAACTCTTATCTAATCTTTCATCAACATTAGTAGCGATACCACAGGATATAGTCTTATTATTCTCATTGATATTCTTTATTATGCCATTTAAAAGGCTAACAGGACTGATAACATCAACCGATACAGGTTTCCCTGTTGTATATAGAGATATAGAAAATTTTTTAAAATTACTAATTCTCACTTTCAACTCATCCCATGCACTATTTTTCTGAAAACAACAAGTAAAATAACAACCCACAGGAACAGACATTTTTCTTGTACCATTTAAATAAGTAGATGTAAGAGGTGGGAATAAAGAAAAATAGCCAACAGTTTCATTCTTCCCATCTTGTCCCGGTCTCCAAACTATTAGATTAATACCAACTTGTTTACCATTGAGCGAGTTAAATGAAAATTCATAGGATATTGTAATTTCTATATTACTATCATTTGATGTGTTTTTAAATATATAATCATGAGAATAGACATTATCCTTATCAGGGAATAAATTATAGGCATCCTTAATCTCTGTTATACTAGCTGCATCCGAAGTGATTTCATTTGTCGTTTGCAATAGTGGAAAAGTGAGTGACTGCCGCATTTGTGCAGGAAACTCTTTAGTTTCATCGAAATCGTATTCATTCTGACGATCTTTCTCTATATCATATTGATTAGGGACAAACGAATACATACTTTTCATCTTCAATCTATCATAGTAGAGAGTTCCAACTTCTTTTATCTCATCGACAGGAATTTCATACAGAGTGCTCTTCTTTGATTTAATCAATGCGGCGATACTATCATCAATAGCATTCATTGAAAGAGCTTGGTTTTCCAACTTCAGAGAAGAAAAATCAAGAGGGCAACTGAACTGTTTAATATAGGTGTGATTATTCGTAATTGTATAAACTTCGATCACAGCACTTGCCTTCAGGTAATTCTTGCTATATTCAGCAAATAATAATTCATGCGCATTATTTACAAACTCAAATTTTGATGTAAAAGTCCGCTTGGTTCCACCATAGTCAACCCTCTTAATAGAGTAACTTATTTCTTTCCAGTTCTTTATATCTGAACTGGATAACTGATAAGTAGTTTCATTGATAATAAGTTTGAATTTACAAAGCATCTCACAATCATTATATCGTTTGCGAGCAAATATATAGAAAAAGCCAACCGGTTTTCCGATTGGCTAAATTCTTGAGAATCATGCTTTGCTAAGATATGATATAAACCACTATTTATCAAAGATATACCTATTCTATAAAATAAAAACTTTCTTTTACTCTTTACTCTAATCTTATTTGGTTCTTTTAGTGAAAATATTAAGAAATTTCTCTTTAACTAATTCCACTTATATAATCCCCCCCTTTTTAAAGAATCCTACTATTAGCACCCTATGTAGTTTACATAGTCCAACCATTAAAAATAAATTCTTGTTTAATTAGCATTTTTTTCTATAAACACCGACAAATCATTAATATCGGGATATTTAACAATTTTACCTTTTTTATTAATGTATCCTTTAGGAGTATAATAAGCACAATAAAATTTATTACAAAAACAAGACCAAGTTATGTCTTCATAATTATTCAAGCAAAAACTTCGTTTCCTATGTGAAACAATATCAGAATAATACGTTTGAACAAATTCAAAATTTAAATTATAAAAATCCCAATGCCAACCATTTTTTCTAATAGCAATACCATCTTCTACTAATTTAAGATCTGGATATTGTAAATATTCCTCAAAATTATAAATATAAAACTCTTCAGGAAACTCATATTCTATTATCTCCTCATTATTACATTCTATAATACCCTTTTTAGTTCCCTTTTTAAATAATGCCCTATGATTCACAAAAGAAGAAATATATTCATAATCTGAATCCAATAACTTCCCTTTATAATCATATAAAGAAAAAGCAGAGTAGTTCCGAGGGGAATAATATGCTATTTGCACACATACAATTTTTGTATCAAATAAAAAATTAATAGAAGCCTTTTCTACAGTTCTAATTTTTAATATCTCTAAGCCATAACTGTTAAAAACTAGATATAATTGCCTTTTATAATCATAACACATAAAAAAATGTCCATTAGATAAAAACCGCCTTCCTAAAAACCATATGCTCCCTTTAGAAGGCAAGCCACTAAAAACGCTTAAATGCTCCAAAGAAGAAAGTCTATTAATAATTTCTCTATCTACCCCTAAACATACCGCAGACAATTCGTCTTCACTCATTGTTGAACAATCAAAAAAATACAAAATCTTATTATTGTCAATTTTAAACATCAATTTCCTATCGTAATTTTCAATGTGTATAGGAGCTAAATTTGTCATAGGGTTAAAGTTATCAACTAATTTTAGATTTTCTCCTAACTCAAATATTTTCTTTAAATATTTATCAAAGAAAACGCCATTACCTACGGCATTCGAGAAGTATAAATCTTCACCTACATATTTAAGTGTGCTTAGACATTCATAAGAAGGATATTTTCTTGTATCCATAACCTGTCCACTATTATCAACAATATTTATTATGTAATAGTCCACATAATCTTTATTTGGGATAGCTCTATCCCATGAATACCAAAACATATAAAACCCATTAGGTAAAATCTCAACATCTTTGTCATCATAGATGTCAACTTTATCCCTATATATAATATCTCCATTACAATCTAAAAGTACACAATACCTCCTCCCTTTATTGCCAATAATATAACTAGAAAAATTCCCATTTCTGTCAGGTTGAGTAAAATTGTATGGTTCTATATAAAAGTCATCATTACTATTGAGCCAAGCATAATATAATAAAATTTGATTATTTCTTTTCATCTTAACTTCGACCTTTTTATATAGAAGGGTTTCGTATTGTACATTCTCTATTATATGAATTGGGTATGGATATTCTTTTCCATCATTTTTCTCCAACCACATCCATTCTTTCCCATCATAAGAATTCATTTTTCTTACTATTTTCATAAAGCGATTTATCTACTAGTTTTTATTAAGTAATCAATATAGCCCATATTCCTAAAATATATCTATTACATAATATTAAGACTTTGCATATTGTAAACACAAATATACGCAAAGATTTCACAACACCGCAAATTCCCAAATATAATTAATTTAGAGAACTTATTTAACAGCTATTACTCTATTTCTTGAAGTATATATTTCCGACCGGAAGAAATACGACTTCTTACAGTTCCAACAGGAATATTTAGGATTTCACTTATCTCATCATAAGTATATCCCTTTGCCCAATAAATAACACTATCTATACAGCGAGATTTTTGGGAACATCGCCTAATTACAGCCATAATATCATTATATAAAATCATATTATAAGGATTGCCAACAGAACGATTCTCAGCAATAATATCATATTCAGTAAAATGCACTAGTGAGCTACGATTATAGCTGGTTATATAAGTATTTCGCATAACAATTAAACACCATGATTTTATGTCTTTAGATAGATCGAATCTATCACGATTAAGAAGTACTTTATAAACTGTATCCCCTACCAAATCTTCTGCGTCTTGCATGGAATAGCAATATCTTCTCGCCATACGTAATAGCCATGGGTATATATCTGATAATTCCTGATCAAAGTTCCCCATCTTCTACCCTCCTCATTAAATGTATCCCCGATTTCCCACTAATACACCGCTCAACATATTCACGATGTCTTATGCTTTGTTCATGCATATTTATTGCTGAAGTCTCTATCGAATCAATAAGGATATCGACATTAGGCGGCAATGCAGCAATCATTTTTTTTACTTCAGATAAATCAAGTGTTATCCGGTCGCATTTATTCTCTAATATTTGCAGTTCTGCAAATAGATGTCTGCATATTTTTTTATTTATGCAAATCGTGTCATTCTTTTCAATCATATAAAGTTCGTTTGTGATTCTAAAAAAGAATTACTAACGACAGATTGAAAAGTTCGATTACAAAATTAAATAATCAAAATTATCTTCTATTTAAAACTTCTTAATTATGTTCTTCTTTTTCTAATAGTGATTTCTACATCCGCTTGATGAACTATGTTTGCGTAAACAGCAGCACTTACAGCATGTACATCAATATTCATTTTAAAATAAGTCATTAGGAATGCAATCTCAGAGTCAAAAGTGGAACGAATTTGTTCTGGAGTTGCTTTCTTTTCAGAATGCTCTTCGACACGTCTCTCTTCATTTCTCTTTTGCTCAAAAATTGCAATATGAAGCATATAGTCTAGTTTTGATTTCAATTGCTCATTATCCATATTATGTGCATTAACTTCCATCTGCATTAATACTTCTCGGACCTCATCAAAGCTGCAGACAGCTATTAAAGTCTGACAAATGCGAAGAAGTAATAGGTGGGTTCTCTCCTTCATTATGTCTTCTTTATCCAAAATCAAAGCCTTGACACCAGATGGATTAGTGATATTTCTATAATCAATGATCAGTTTTGAGGCCCTTTCCTTCAACTCTTCCTCTGATTTTGACTCATTCTCAGAAAGTAAGCATAGATACTCCCCACATGAAATATCTATAAAATCACTCAGTGAAATTTGATTCAATCGCTCTATCATGACAATTTCCACCTCTTATAATTTTCAAAATCACGATTATTTGCATCCTCACGCTGTTGCTTTATACTCTTTAGCAGCAAATTATTTGTTGTATCTATCCTTTTTTCAAGCCTTGAATAGTCATTGACCACAATTGTACTATTTTTAGCAGAGGATATATTCGAAGGTGAAAATGTCGGTGAGTGCAAATCGGAAATATCAAAGCTTGATAAATCAAGTTCATCCACATCTGGAAACACCTGTGCCCCTTTGGGAATATCCACCAAAGTAGGAGTATCAGGAGTTATCCATGCTTGCCCTTTATACATGACGACTTCTTGTTTTCCGGCATCACCGACAAGAGCTGTTCCTCCCCTATGTCCAGCAGTATCCTTTGTACCTTCTGCATAAGATGGTATAGGAGTAGCAAGGATAGTTGCAACTTGTATAGCTCCCATAGCTCCAACAACGGCAGCCATTATCGCACCTGCTATGGGACCCAATTTAAAAGCCTCCATAATACCACGAGCTGTCGCTATTCCAGTTTCTGCGACTTGTGTACCCTTATTCCATATAGCTTGCTTATATGCTATTTCCTGTTTTTGTCTTTCTAGTTCTTTGTTTTTAGATTCGGTTTGAATCTTTGCTGCACGCTTACGAGCTTCTACTTCTTCCTCAGTGATTGCCCCTGTTTCGGCAAGATTTTCAATTCGTTCAATATCCTTATCATATTTCTCATCATTGGCATCTTGTTCTTTTTCTATTTTTTCAATCTGACCATCGTATACAGTACTAACTAAATCTCCGATGGCACCTACAGCTTGAGATGCAACCTGAAGCCACTTTTCTACATTTTTAATTCGCTTATTCTTAGATTTCTCATCCGCCTTCTCGATTTTCTCAATAGCCTCAATCTCCGCCTCAGCTTCTTGTCGAGCTAAATCAGCTTTTGCCTTCTGCAATTGTTCGGAAAGCTTAATACGATCTTCCGGACCGAGATTCTTTTCTGTATTCAGCTGCATTTCAAGAGCGTCAATAGCCGCCTCAGTAGTTTTTCTAGCATAGTCAAGCTTCAATTGATATTCTCGTTCAGCATATTCTTGTTGAGTAATCTCTTTAGAGGCTAACTGTTTTTTCAGAGCAAGCGTATCCATGATATATTCTTCATCACGAATACTCTGCTCATGCGCAGCATTCTCAGCAATCAACAGAACTTGATCCGAAGCATGTTTTTCATACAATTCTTGTCTCTTTTTAGCGTACTTCTCGTCAATGAGGAATACATCTTCACCGGTTTTCTCTGCTGAGTCAATTTCTGCTTCACGTTGCAGTTCCAACTGGTGCAATTTCAAATCCAGTTCTTCCTGAGAGCCTTTCTTCACAACAGCAAGAGCGTTCTCAACATCTTTTCTTTCACGATCAGAATTATACCTAATGGTAAACTCGTCTAGCTTCTCCTGCATCTCTTTAGCTAGATTCTGACGTGTAGCAATCTCTTCTTTACTATATCCTTTAACTGCCGCAATCTTCTTTGAATATCCAACACCGATTTTTGCAAGCTCCTTATCCAATCCTTCGTCCATGAGAGCGAGTTCAGATTCTTGATAAATTTCATTGATCTTCTGTTTTTCTTTAGCTGCTTTTTCAAGTTCACGTTTTTCTTTTTCGGTTAATTCTTTTGTTGTGTTAGTTGCTTTTTCCGTGGACTCTTGTATACCTTTTAAGAAATCATCTATAGCTGAATTACGAGCTTCTTTTTTAGATATATTATATTGAAAAATCTGATATTGATTTTGAAATTCAATCATCTTATTCATTGCATCGTCAATATCTTTGCTATTTTTAAGACCATTATCACCAAACCCTAAAAACTTTTTCCATGAAAATCCTGTCTCTTTTTCATATTTACGACCTTGCTCCAAAGCTTTGCTTCTCAAGTTCTCTAATTGTTTTAATTCAGTCTCTGATATTTCTACTTTTTGAGAAGATATTTCTTTCATTGCCTTCATGGATGCCTGTTCTTGTGTATCACCAGCATCCAGGAGTTCCTTCATTCTCTTGTTATAAGTGTTTTTTAATTCCAAAAGATGGGTATCATAAGTATCTTCTCCTTGCTTTACAGATGTATTGCTTATACCTGATAACCTGTCATCAATATCTTTGATAGAATCCGCTATTTCTCTAACGCGATTCGCCAACCAATCAACAACCTCTTTCATCCATCCTTTCGAATTTGAAAAAGACAGAGCCAACGCTTCCCAAGCAGATGAAAGACTGGCAATAGCTCCTTGGACATTATCACCCATCGTTTTAGCCATATCCCCCAATTCGTTTTCAACACCTGTAATTTGTTCTCTCAATGGTAAAATTTTATCGGCAGCAGTTAAAAAGGCATTGAACGCTGCTACACTACGTTTATCTGTAAGTTCTAAAGTCGTATTCAAATCTACTCCTTTTTCTTTCAATGACTTTAATCCATCAACCAATTCCGGCAATGTCTTTACAGGTTTTCCAAGTGCTTTGGCTAATTTGCCATTACTATCTGCCAGATTAAGAAATATATTACGTGTTGCAGTAGCAGCAGAAGAAGCATCAAAACCAGCGTCAGCAAGCTTCCCAACCAATGCCAAAGTATCCTCTATAGTAAAATTGAAAGCCTTTGCAACAGGACCCACTATAGGTAATGCAGTAGCAAGATAAGAAAATGACAATGCGCTTTTCGTCGTAGAAACAGCCATTGCAGACACATACCTATCGGTTTCCTTGGTATCAGCATCGAACATCCTCAATGCTGCTCCAGCCAAAGCTGCTGATTCCGGAAGATCAGCACCGGTAGCTTGAGCAAATTTTAAAATACCTTCCGTAGATTGAAGAATTTCCTTTCTTGTAAAACCAAGTTTAGCAAGTTCAATCTGTAAATTAGTAGCTTCTGATGCTGTATATTTTGTTGCAGCTCCCAATCTTTGAGCATCAACAGTCAAATCCTTAATTTTATTAGATGTTGTCCCAAGTATAGCGGCTAATTTACTATTGGCGGCTTCAAATTCAATGATAGTATTAATCCCTTGTTTTACTCCAGACAACAGCGTTTGCAACCCTTTCATTACCAATTGAGCGCCAACCATTCCCTTTATCATGGAGCCTACCCCAACTTTCACTTCTGAAAGTCCGGCACCCATACTTGATTTCAGAAAACCACCTGTACTTTTTGCTAAGTCACCCATATTTTTAAGTGATACATTCCCTTTCAATATATCAGAGGCAGCAGCTTTTATTTCTTCCCGATAGGCACCGATAGTCATTTTCTGTTGTGAATATCGGTCAGAGTTACGTTTTACATAATCGGTATTAATACCTATTGTAGAGTTAAGACGCGCAAGTGTTCGGATATAATTTTCATCCGTGTCTTTCAGTACATCAACAGCCTTCTGTAGTTGCTTATTCACTTCTTTTGCCTGAGATCGGCTATGTACTTCCTGATTGGTTAAGGTTATTGCCGTCCGGATGAGTTTTAGCCGTTCCTCTTCTGAAAGAATAGTTTTCTTGCGCGTAGTATTGCCGGCATTCTGTACTTTAGATAAGTTAGATTCCGCTCTGGCAGCTTTTTCCAAAGAAGCAGCATTATCTTCATTTGCTTTAGTGAGTTTCTTCAGTTCAGTAGCAGATAGCTTTTCTGAATTTAATTTCTCTTCTATCCTCTTTGAAACAGCTTGCGTAATTTCTGATTGTTTTCTAAGGGCCTCAGTTAGTTCAGCGGATGCGGAACTAGCAACCTTTGCCTGTGTATTGTAGAGATTTCCCAACTTTTCAAGGTCAGCCATCCCATCCACATTGATTTTTAAACCTTTGGCAAGTTCTAAAGCCGCATTTTTATACGTATCTCTTATCTTACCAATAGTATTATCAAGCTCAATCAATTTCTGAATATCACTATCTTCAACAAAATCTTTCAATTTTAAATCTGCCATATCACAGGTAATGTTTATATTCTACAATCGTACCTTTTATCTCAACTCCTAATTTATCAAAAGCATAGGTGCCATCTTTCCTCTGATAAACAACATATATGCAGCCATCCAAAACAGCCGCTTTCTTGGCAAGCTCACTTACACGATCCAGTTCGCTCTGCAATTTTCTATTTTCACACGCACAGGCCATATCAACGATATCCACATTCTGAAAAGAAACGTTCCATCCATGGACGGAGATACATAATACTGAAATACTCCTTTGCTGTATCACCGATTCCCAAAATCTGCTCACCATATTTCTTCTCGATAGAAGCACCGTCCTTAAAACCTTTCGTTGAAAAGCGAATCCCGGAATCAATGCGATCTGCGAAAATACTATCATAGAAAGTACCAGTAATGAAAAGGTTAGGTACCTCAACCGGACGAGGAGATAAATAGAGCATTTCACCTCGTAGTGGTGGAGTTATCTTTTCTTTCCAATGCTTGTAGCGTCCTGCCTGATTCTGCCATGGACCAGGCTCATTAAAATAAGGATCACTATCATAATCAGGATTCAATAAATGTTCTGTTCCATCCAGCCCGGAATACATTTGCTCCTGAATGCAGTCTACGAGTACATCCTTATGCTCTTCCATGCACTTTACACATTCCTCCTTAAATCCAGAGGCGATGGAATGAACAACTCTATATAATTCGTCGAAATCAGCCATATAGTAATAATAAAAAGGCTGGACTGTATAAACAACCCAGCCCAAAGGTTACTACTTCTTTTTCTTGATCATACTGTAGATATCGGATAGCAGTTGTTTTCTTTCATCTTCACTACGATCTTTCCACAGCACATTTATATGCCGTCTGATGAATGCCTGCTTAGTCATAGACTTCACAGCATCTTCAACAAATGTTACCCCTTCAAACTTCATACAGCTTGCTCGATACCTTTAATACCTTTTCCAAACAATACAGAAGGAGCTTTCAGTGAAGGGGTAGCCCCATCTTTAGGAACAATAGTAATAACCCCATTCGCATAAGTCGCAGACGTTACGTTGTTGAGGACTTCAGCAGCTCCATCAGCAAGAAGAGTACCGAACTCTTCTGTACGATCGTAGCCACCAATCTTCTCAATAATCTTGTAGGCATTTTCCGCTTCTGCCTTTTCAAAAACAACATCAACCAAACCTTTTGCAAAGTTTTTAGGATTGAAATCCAACTGTACATAATCAAAATGTAGCTGGCTGTCTTCAGCATCTTCATGGCAAAAGCTTACTGTCATTGTTGATTTCGCACCACTAGTCGGATACTGTGTGACAGTAGGATATACAGTAGACATTGGAATGCCGGCAAGGATATCAGTATCATCATTATAACCGATAAGATGATTATCTCTATTCCAGAAATACACATCCCATTCCTTATTTGCATTATTCAACAGCTGCGCATTCAGGACTTCATCAAAACGGGCTAAAGTAAAGGTATCAGTCTGGGCATTAAGTCCATTATACTGATTTCCCCCGTAGCCAAGAGCGTTCACTTGCGGCTCACCACCGTTCTTCGCATACTCAAAAAGCGGGAAAATAGGATAAATCCGTCCGGGACGATCCGCATGACATAATTCTGCTAACTTATCACCGGTAATATCAGCAGGGAGCTTCACTCCATGTTCAACCATTATTGAACCTTTTACCTTTTCCCAATCAATTTTACAAGCAGATCCACCAGTGTTAAAACGGGAACCTTTGCATGTTCTAATCTTTCTCATTTTCTTCTACAATTAGGTATTTTAATTATAATCTCCATCGAGCGTATGTTTATGGCGTCAATAGGCTCGCTCACTGCCTCACCGGTATCTGTATAGGCTCCGTATCTGCCATAACTATAATTCTCTGAATAGCTATGTTTCACTTTATCATCAAAATTCCAGCTAAAGCGGTTATCTTCAACAAGGCTCTCTAATAAGCAGTGATAAATCGGACGAAGAATATTCTTGAAAGAAGTAGTTCTACGTTTCTCATTACTCCATTCTCTACTTGAAGAACAAGCAATGATTAACGAAACCTTTGCTTTAGAATAGTAGTCCGGATCGCTCCTATCTTCATTTATTGGGGTAAATAAAGCAATTAGTGGGAACTTACTTTCCGATTGACTGGGCGCTTTACTATACCCATCTAAAACATCCTTGATATATTGTCCGCTGCCGAAGATATAATTTAGTTTGGGAGACTTAATGACCTTCATACCACCTTTTCCATCAGGATAAAGGATTTCAAGATTCTCCGGAAGTTTTTCCACTATTTCCTCAAACAGTTCTGTTATATCCAATTCCATCATAAATTGAAAGCATTAATGGGAGTTAATAGGTTCTTTTGAATCTTCAAACCGGTGAAAGGACAATCATCGGACATCGCCCATTCTACAAAGAGCTGGTTCTTCTTCACCATGCTGTTCCAGACACTAACCTGCCTCTTGATCGGAGATATATACTCGTCTGCACATTTCAATCTTACAAGACCGATAATAGTAGCCTGTGTATTCATGTCACGTAAAATGTGAAAGAACACATAATCGGCGAACGGTTCACTTAGCTTTTCACATAAAAGTGCATATCCGGATTGAGATTTATCTTCTTCCGAAATATCAACCTCATCTGAAGAATCCTCTTTTTCCTGTTCTATGATCTCCAAGTAATCAGTAATAGCTTGTGAAAGGCTAAAACCGACAGCAGAACGAAGAAATTCGGTCTGAAATGCCTTGATATACCCGTTTATCACTTCATTAACAGCAAGAGATTGGGGTGAAGGCATTTCAGCGACCGAAGCGTTTTTTATGTGCCTGGGACCTGACATAAAATATGAAACATCAATCAGCATAGCAATAGTTATTTAGAAGCCTTACCCTTTCCGGTTTTCTTTTCATCTTCCACAGAAACGGTTTTATCATCAACAACAGTTACTTCCTTAGCATCTCCGGCAGGCAACTCCTTTGAATCGGCAGCCGGAAGATTCTTGTTATCAGAAGGAACTAAGGCTTCAAGTTCTGCAATACGAGCTTTCATTGTATCACGTTCATCCGTCAGTTCAACAATAGCTTTATCTTTCTCCGTAATGGATTCAGTAAGTTCGCCGATTTTTGCATCTTTCTCTGCGAGCATACATTCCAATGTCTTTCGGGCATCTTCCTCTGTTACAAGTCCGCATTCGGAAATGGGGGTGATTGTTATCAACCCCCTATTCACACGAATACGTTGCTCACGAAGTACGCGCTCCAACTCTTTATCTTGCCCTGTTATAATGTACCTCTCCATAACTTTATGCTTTCTTGATTGCATTCAATACATCGTCCAAATCACCATAAGCGAAAGCCCAAGGCATATAAACAGGCATCATCACCTCTTCTTGAATCATGACAGTAGTCATGTTCTTCAATTTGGTGTTAACATCGTCGGCAAACTCAATAGAAAGTGCTGTGTAATCAATCAATGAACATCCGTTCACCATATCCCCAGCAAAGTACTTACCAACTCCCATTGAGTTACATTCTATAATAGGGATACCGGCAATTGACTTCTGGCCATTCGTCTCTGTGATAAGGTTCAATTCTCTGCCGGTAGTATCTTTTGCAGTTGAAATAGTGAACACTGTAGACGGATGCAATACAAAAGCGTTTGGATAATACTGACCGAAGTTCAATACAGCAAAAATTGCATTTGCAGCATCCTTGTAGTTAGGATCTTCGACAGAACCAAACATACCACTCTTCACAGTACCGGTAATCTTATTGATAGATTCTTCGGTACCTTGATAATCGAAATCTATTGCAAACTTACGATCATTCATTTTATGGATCGTGAAAGTATCGTTCAAACCAGTCTCAACAGTAGCACCGGCAAGCGTCACTTTCATATTATCAATGATCTTATCATTTGCAGCAGCTAGAACAATAACAGCTCTACCATTAGTCATTTTCTCAATGGATTCGATAGCACCAGCTGCGATAGTCGTATATGTACCACCAATGAATTTAGACACACATTCAACGCCATCGTATGTAGTAATACCCTTCAAGTTATCACCGGAGCCATCACCGAACAGAATTTGAAAGTTTTCTGCGGTTTTAACCCACAACGGAAGGCGGTTGAGAATGAATGAAACGACATAACTTTTTGCTTTCAACAATCTCTTTGAAAGGTTCATGTGAGTACCAACACGCTTCACATTCGTAAATTCTTCCTTGAACTTCAGAGAAGATTCAGAAAGCATACCGTTTTCAGATACTACTGTCGCATTACGGTCAAAGTCATAAACTTGCTCGTAAGAAATTGACAATGCAGAAGGATCTCCTGTTTCTACAAGCATTAAATCCCGAAGATTCAGTTTCTGCTCATGAACTGCTGTTACGACACGACCTGTTGAACGGTTGTTACTCAACGGAGTGTTAGAGTTATTAGTTACAGAAACCAATCCTTTCAGATCGAGGTTAAGTGTACCAGATGATTTTTCACGGTTATTAAAATATCCCTGGCACGCAGGAGTATCAAGAAAATCGCTTACGGCTTTTTCCACAGCATTAACAGAGGTAAGAATGCCGCCATTCTCTTTAATCTTATCAAATGCTTCAGCTAAAGCCGTAACCTTTTCCGATTGCTCTCTGTACGATTCCTGTATTTTATCGAAATTGGGTAATCCTTTCAAGGTATTAGCAAGACTATCTGAAATATCCTTAAACTTAGCTTCTATTGCAGCCTTATCCATCAAACCGCCTACAAATTCATCGCAGACCTCTTTACACTTTAATTGGATTGTACCAAGCAAGGACTTCTCCTCATCGGTCAAATCTTTTTCATTCTTAGCAAAGCTAATCAAAGGAATAGGAGTAGCAACAAGCACACCTAACGATGCATCTCCACAATAGAAATACACAACAACACCAACAATCGCGATAACAGCAAACATCAAAAGGGATTTATATCCCATCACAGTTTTAATAAAATTCTTCATTTTACAATAAGTTAAATTGATATTATAATAATGAGCCAATCTTTGCAGCAAGTGAGAGATTCGTTTCGTGCTTCTCTGTTCCCTCTTCCTTAACTTCCTGCTGGGTGTCGTTTGACGGCGCAACAGGCTCTTCAGATTTGGTATCTGCAACCTTAGCAATCATTGTTCTATATACTCTACTCCAGCAATGAGGACAACGCACATAACTGACGATATCCTCAATGCTCTTCACTTGTAGTCCGTCTTTCATGCTCTTATGAGCGTCAAGAACAGCAAGTACCTGAGTACGAATTTCAGGTTTTAATTTATCCATTTCCTCTCTTACTACACCTTCAACTATCCAACGTTGATACATGGCAGCCAAATCAAGTACCTGGTTACTGAATGTACATTCAGCCTGTTGGTCATAATCGAAACTATGCCCACACTCCGGACAAGTGACCATAGTAGATTCACCTGTAAGAGCTTTTGTTATTAATCCTAACTTCATATCCAAATCGTTTAAGCGCTCATCTGAATAGCGCATTGTTAATGCTTTTTGAATCAACTCTAAAGAAGCCGTTAATTTGGAACGCTGTGTATCAAGAGAATCATCACTCTTAATACCGACTAAAAAGGTTTGAGGATTGGCACCCCAAGCCTGCAAAGTTGAAACTTCACCTAAGAACCATTCTAAGACAAGCCCCGGATTATTTTTATCTCTTCTGATAGCCTTTACGCCTATTGAGTGCTCAAGTGTTTTTCCACATGAAGCATATAATTTATAGTCCTCAAAGGTTTCTTTTGCAATCTGTTTGTTTAGATTCATCTTAGATACGACTACAAGATTATAATTCTCCTCTTTTGCTTCAATAGGGCAACCTATTAGCTTTGTCTTATCATGGTCAAGTAAATGCTTACCACGCTTCAAGAAAAACTCATTAATCGTCTTATCAAAAGAACCACTCCCAGAAGTTTCTTTTTGCGAATCTTCAACACCGATTCCATTTACGGCAATCGTAACAATCCCCTTCTCTTCATCAACATCATTTGCCTTCGTTTTCAGTTGAAGGCTTTTCAACTCTTTGTCCATTGTTACTTTCTTTTTTAGTTATACTAATAATTGATTTTACTATCTCGCGTTCCTCATTTGACATCTCATAAAGTAGCTTATCAAATAAAGGAATCTCGATTTTACATTCTTCAATACGTGCCCTGTAATCATTCAAGGTTATAACACCATTCATAAACTCTGTCATGGCACGTTCAGAAACAATTGTACTAACTTCTTCCTTTTCCTTCTGACCTTCCTGTAGACAGTCAACATGGCTATAATCAACGTCAATGTAATATCCGTCACGATCGTAACCGAACATTCTTGTGATTTCCTCACAGAATCGTTTTGCCATCGGTATAACCTTGGAAGTATATACCGTTTTCTCAGCCGTTTTTTGATTGGAAAATGTACTTTGATCTTTACGAGGTACAAGAACTGGTGGTATTCCTAAAGCTCCAGCTATCATTATAGCATCGTTCAATGTTTCCTCAAAGGGTTGCAACTCCTCTATACTAAGACTTGTACGGACAAAATCAATAGGAATACCACTAATAGCCATAGGAAACTTTTCATCATCCAAACCATACGTACCATCATATTCCTCACGAAGCTCTTTTTTCTCATCAGGACTCATAGCTACAGTTCCTGTTACATCTTTCATAGCAGACACTACAAATCCAAGAGCACCACGCTTGACGTAAATAACGTTTCTGGCTTTATACACAGGAATAAGATTGTCAATAGCCATTTTTACCGCACTAAGTGGAGATTGTCCTTTTATGAAATAGCTTCCGTTAAATTCGACATTCCCATCCTGATCGTGGAATATCACACAAGGATCTATTTTCTCAGTGAAATTAATGCCGCACTGAAGCCGATAATAATCTATAATATCCTCTTTCTCTGCAATACCGAAAAGTGGTATATTATTTTTAAGTACGATATCAACTTTGTCCGGAGGTAGCACCCAGTAATTTCTACACTTCTTGTATATTGGAGTACGGAGCTGATGAAATGCACCTGGAATAGCGCATTTTATATAACTATTCCCGGTAGCCATTTTATATACAAAGTGCATATAAACAAGTCTTTGAAAGGATGATAGGCAGTTAGGTCTACTCATCAGCTCGTTAAATTGCTGATTATTCCATACAACTGAATCATCAGAGGATTTCTTTAGCAGGAATTTACCACCTGCAATACGGCTGGCGATATAATCAATAGGGAAAAAGACCTCACCTATTGTACTAAATAAGGTGAGATAATTAGCATCAGCAACGTATGGGCTAAAGTAATCCCCTGACATCCTGAAACGTCTTTTAGGAATCATACTCAATACCTTGCCAACTTCTTCAGCTACAAGTTGCGATATATCAGTACTCTTTTTATTTAATAATCCGAAAAAAGCCATATTGATTCTGTTTCCGGCAAATATATGTAGAAGAATAAACGGTTTCTCAAAACGCTAAAATCTTGAAATTTGGAATCAATGTAAAACGCTGTATTATCATCTTATTATCAACCTATTACAATCATTTCATTCTTGAGTACAATTTTATTATATAGTACGCAAGTCCACTTAGAATAGTACTTCCTTCCTTTTCATCCGAGTTTACATTATAGTCAAGAACATTGGATATGAACGAACTGTACTCGGTAGATTCATCCAGCATATTACTCGACAGTAATATGCTATCTTTAATAAAATCAGATGTAGCTGCTATTCTTCTATCTATGTCAGTAAATTCAGGCATAACCTTCACACCTGAAAGAATTGTCCTCAACTCTTTAACCATTGAGAAATAAGCATCTGAACATTCGAATATAAATGTAGACGCCTCCAACCCCTTAATTGAATTCTTTATTTCTTCAATGGATGAGGTCTGTCGGAATACAACATCAATAAGATGCCATTTTTCACCACATCGAAATGCTTGAAGCAACAAGAACTTACCATTGACATTTGGCATTATATATACCAATTTATCAGTATATAAATTTTCCTTATCTGGATTAAAGAACGAGAACACCCCTTTATCTCCATATAGATTTCTCTTTCTTCGGTTACTGAATACGGTAAACTCTTCATTACACAAATCATGTACCAAGTAACGTAAATCATCAGACAAGTGCCCATGTTCTTCATAAGTTTGCATTGTCGTCTTATTCTTCACCTTCGTTTTCAACATGGCACCGTTAGCATCTTTCTGCACACTCATGTAGTCCTCAATGGAGTTATTACAACTTTCATCTATGAATATTTCTATACCCGGTATCTGCTCATCCCATATTGCATTAATAAACTCACCTGTCATCGCTACAGACGGATTCTTGTTACCTACTTTATCTTCAACCTCAAATCCTTCTTTTTGTAAAGTATCTATAAACAAGTCCATCCAGGAGCGTTTCTCATCATCAAACGTATTTGCAGCTTTCGTTGAAGCGTCACCATGCAGGAATATCTTTTCTGTATATCCAATACTATGCAAGTATTTAGCAGTTAGTTTAGAAGCTTTTCTAACAGTATTATTTGGGCTTTCAGCACACGTTTCATGGAACTGCCATAACTTGGTTCCATTGGAGAAATCAGCCTGCCAATATGATATACTGATAAATGGCAAAACATTATTATCCACAGAAAGGTGCACTGGAAATAAAGGGTGATATGGATACTCACCGGAATGTCTGCCACGGTTGAACGAACCGAAGAACTCGCTACCGGTACGAATAACACCCCACTCTCCCAATGCGTACACATTGTAATAATCCGGATCGTGAACTCTATCATACTCAAAGTCGGCAACACATTGCTCATCATAAAAACCATACGTACCGTCAGGACTACCAACTACCCAAAAGTTATTCAGATAGGTAGACTGGATAATGACAGTATTTGACGCTTGTTCCTCAATTTGCTTTGTACGAGGGTTAAGTATTTGCCTAGGGGCGTTCTTCTTTACAGATTTGACCTTAGTAAGTTCTTCCGGCAACTCTTTGCCAGCAATAGTAACAGTCATCGGTACATCATGCCATTTATCTTTGTCGATGAACTCTTTTTTTATCCAATGGCTTTCACTAATTGGATTGAAGGTACAAATAATCTGCTGACCTTTCTTACCACGCAAACGCTTACGTAGCTGTTTGAAATCTGGATGCTCAAACTCTGACCATTCCTCTAACTGAACACGCTTATAGTTAGAGATACCTTTTATCTTCTCCGGATCGTCAAGACCGGAGAAATCTATCTTAGCTCCATTAACCAGGCATTTGATTGTGTTCTGCTGGAACTTAAACAAATGGGATATGCCAAGACCTGCCGCAGCGACCTTATAATCTTCATAAATGGTTTTGAGTATAGAAGCTCCTACCTTACGCATGACTAGAGTATTCTCACCGTCCTGTAATGTCTGTATCAGTATAGTTTGTGCCACACTGTACGATTTACCGGAAGATGAGCCACCATACAAGATAATGAAACGAATAGTCTCATCATTCAAGTACTTCAATAGATAGAATCCGTTAGGATTTAGCTTCTTATAATTTATAACCATATTGTTCTAAAAGTAAGGTTTTCCATAGGAGAAACACAGAAAATAGCCTATAAAATTGTTCTATTCGTCCGAATTATCATTTTCTTCAAAGCCAATGCGAAGTTCACCGATTTTATTTCCCCCACCACCTTTGATGTTAACATTCTTATCTGCTTCCCATCCATTCCAGGCACCAAGCAAACGAGCTGCTTCCGTTTTACCGTTGAACTCATAGGTAACTTCTCCTCTCTTATTCTGAATCTTCTTCAATGCATTACGTGTACGCTTTGGAAGCTGCGAAGGACTTTTCATCTTTACCTTACCTGTCAGTTCATCGACAATATACAAGTCATTGGGGTCAGCAATAATGATATCCATCAGTACACGTTCCACAGTTTCACGTTTAACTTCAGTTTCTTTCGCCCTCTTTTCTCTTATCTCTTTTATCCTTGATGAAACCTTGATGTTTTGCATAAGGGCATGAGCATTGCGCCAAACACTCTCCTGCTTCATCTTAGAACAGTCGTAAGCCATTCGGTATGCTTCACTTGCATTGCCATCTATATCAACGTAATACAGGCAAAACTTCTCCTGTTTTAATGTTAATGACTTCTCTTTACTCATAGCTTCAAATTATTAAATTCCTGCATGGAGAAACAATGATAGTCACTCGACATGCAGGAATAAATTAGAATGGTTGTACACTCATAGGATTTCTATTTCTCCGCCCCCGCATTTTTTAGGAATTACCCTTTCTCCGCACAGCGAATATTTTTCTTACTCCGTCCTCGACTGACGTATAGGACAAAGGTACTAAATAGATACCCCAGTTCACCGATTGCTCGAAATTGTCAAATTCACGTTTCCCGTTAATCAACTCTATTTCAAGCGGTTTGTAGTATTTTACTAAAGATGTAAAATACATAGTAGTCACAGGCTGGACATTACAAATATTGATGAGCTGCCGGTTACATCCTATCGCATAGATAAGCCCCTCGATAACATCATCTATGTAAGTAAAGCACCGGATATTCTGACCGCTGTTGTATAAAGACACCTTTTCCTCGTTTAGAAGAAAACAGAGAAGAGTTCTTTCGCGTGGGGTTGGCCCATATACATTATGCAGTCGGCAGCCGGTTGCTGTCTTACAATAGATAGATGCGTACTGTTCATCGAAATATTTACTTATTCCGTACATTGAAGTAGTATTTACCGGATTCGCTGTTGACGAACTGGCATACACTAACTTTACATGATACTGGTTACATGCATCAGCAACTCGCATGAAGGTATCAATGTTATCTTTCCTGATTTGTTCCAGGTTTACATTAAATACACTCGTTTGTGCTGCCAGGTGAAATACACAGTCTATATCACCATTTTTTAAAAGTTCACATACTTTTGAAGCTTCGATACCATTCTTTCGATCGACATTTATTACCTCAACTCTTCTTTTCACTAATTCTTGGCAGAGAGCTTTGCCTATAAAACCCTCACTACCAGTTACAATTACTTTCATTTTCACATTCAATACAAAACATTTTTATTCTTAAATTTACTAATAAAATAAAAAATTGCCACAATCTAAATTCAAATAATATAAAGCAAATATCATTCTCGAAGTCATTTAAAAGTAGAGAATTCAAAAATATATTCTCTTCACAAATGGATATCTACCATAATATTGCTAATTTTGCACTTCAACCTTATAAAAATATGATATATAGAAAAGATATATGGAGCAAAATTAGTTGTATGATTAAAAATGATGAATTGTTGCAGTTCCTCATATCATATCAGACCAATAATATTTATATTTGTGGAGGATGCATACGAAATATCATTCTTCAAAAAGAAACCGAAATCAAAGACATTGATTTATTTATTGATGCATCACCTAATGAATTCGATAAATTCATACACAAAATCAGTCAATATGGTATTGTAAAATACGGTCAATATGGTTCTCCACGATTTTTCTCAAAAGATACTGAGCAACAATATATTGATATAGTACCATTTTTTAATTTTATTGTCTCACCCGAACCTGTAAAATCCATAATAGATCTATTATGCAATTTTGATTTTACAGCTAATGCATTAGGAATAAATATTAGAACGAAAGAATTTTTTGATCCAACAAATGGACTCAAAGATATCAATAACAAAGTTCTTCGCGCTGTAAGATTAGACTTTTCAGAGCAATTGATTTCAAAAGAAATACCAATATCAGCATTATCTGTATTTTGGTTTAGGTTAATTAATTATCAAGCAAAATTGGGATTTACTTTCTCATCTGAAACACTTAATTGGATATGTAAAAACAAATATCGTTATGCTGACCTAAAACTATTTGAGACATTTTTTTACAAACCGCAAATATCCGATGAATTCAAAACAAGATGTTTAAAAGAATGAAAACAGCTCAAACGATACACAAATTACTTGAGAAAAGATTCAGAAACCTTGAATCATTTTCTTGTATTAAAAGAGGAGTGATGACATTTAAATACGAATTTTCTATTGAAGAAAATAAATATATTATTCGTTGCTATCCAAAAGGAAGAGAATATTTAGCTAGTATAGAATATAATTACTTGAAATTTTTCGAACAGAATGAGATTAAAGCACCTATTGCTTATGATTTTTCAGAAAAATATCCTGCTTATCTTATTTATGCTAAACTTGAAGGAGAAGAGCTAAATGATGTGTTCGATAAATATTCTCAAGAACAGCAAAAAAAAATATGTCAGGAAATTATTGAAAATTACAAAAAAATAAACTCATTACAAACTGCAGGAAATGGAATAATTAGAAGTTACAATACATTCTCCGAAGGTTCGTGGATAGAATTCATACACAAAGAGTTACACAAATCATTTTGTTTTCTAAATACAATCGAAACTGAGTTTAATAAGGTAGCTCTTCAAAAATACATGTTTAGTTTTTTATCCAATAATATAAAAGAATGTAAGAAGCTAGTATGGAGTGATTTTAGTCTTGATAATATTATTATTACAAAAAATGCTAATCTATCAGGTTTTATAGATTTTGAAGGCCTTATTGGGGGAGATCCATTACTTGGAATTGGATATTTACAAGCAAGAAATGGCAATAGCAAATTTTATGAAACAGTTTATCAATTGAATAATTTAGAAAAATATAAGGATATAATTGACTTTTACTCCATGCTTAGATACTTAAGACTTATTATTTATACAAAAACAAACCTACCTAATGGTTCACAAAGAACACCAATAAATACTTTCCTAGAGAATTCCATATATTTAATAAAACAAAAATGCAACAATTTATGAGCGACACTAACAATTCTTCAGCATCTAATGGTCATCCACAAATTAACCGTTCTAATTCTAAAAGTGCAATGATTACTGGTTTTTTACTAGCTATAGCCACTTTCTTAACAGTCTTCTATTTTCACCAAACATACATCACTACCATAAAATCCAACATAACAACTGTGCCTTGGAACAACAAAAAAATAAATATAACTCAAGAATATCCTTCATGGTTTTATATATATCAAGATTCAATAAGTACATTAAAAAGAATCAGTGACAAAGAAAAAAACATATTATACAACATTATATCCAAAGAAGACAGTTGTTATCATGAATATAAATTGCAGATAGACAAATTAGCATTTAATTCAAATGCTAATACAAATAACACCAGCCATTTCTTTATCTTGATAACATTAGTTTCGGTAATCGGATGTTTAGTTCGCAGTAATTATGACTTTATTGGTCACATATGCTATAAAAAAGATTTAGATATGAAGATTTGGTGGGCATGGTATGTTATGAGGCCATTCATAGCAATTTGCCTTAGTGCATTTATATTTATCGCATGTGATTCACAAATATTCTCTCTAGATTTAATTAGAGATAACAAATTTAACACTACATTGATATTAAGTTTTATAACAGGATTCTCTCTACAAGATATGATTACATTGCTCAGAAAAGCATCTAAACATATTTTTAAAGCAGGTGAAAGCTAATATTGTGAATCATACTAAACTATGCGAATGAAGGATTTAGATTTTTTCAAATCTCCTTCTAATACTTCGCAACGAAATATCCCAGCTCTGTACCCTCATACTTGTGCCGGGATTTTTCTTAGTTATACTCTATTTCATCATTAATTCGAAACAAACTGTCACTTATAAAGTCGTATATCTTATACATAAGCTCCGATTCTTGCTCCTTTGGCGAGTAAACCATAACTCTTTTACCAGTACCTTTCATCCATCCAGCTTCTGTATTAGCGGATCGACCACAAGGAAGAACCATAACACAGACATCTGCCCACTTCATAGCATTAAAATCTAAATCAAATCCTTTTTGTGCAATCGGATGGTTGAGAGCTTCACGATATTGTTCTGTTGTCCAGTTCTGCCAGTTAGGATCTATATCAGACCATTGGAAGCCACCATTACCATGAGGGGGATTCTTAAAATCGTAAACCTCATGTCCTAAATCACGGAGAATATCTACAACGTCCTGTTGAAATACATTTCTCCAACTACTTGCTACATAAATTTTTGCCATACACTATAAATTTTATTTTAAAATTATTATTTTTGCATCGTTGTTGTACTTGTGGCCGAATGGATAAGCTCCATCTGACAAATGGATATGTAGGTTCAAATCCTTCCAAGTACGATTATTGTCAAATTAAATATTGATAAAAATATGACACCACTACTATTAACTATAGCAGCTGGGGTTATTTCAAATTTATTATCAGATTATATTACAAAAAAATATCAGAAAACAACCCCGGCAATAATATACAACATCACCAATATAAACTATTATGGAGACGTTCAAAACGTTTATCTTGGCAGGGCTGAAAAATAATTTTTTGGAGGGAGCGGGTTTTTCCTGCTTCCTTTTTTATTCATTTCTTTTCTTGTTTTACTCTAAAGTTTTATCTCTTTTAGCTTTGATCCCCGAATGAATGGATTAGCCCACTCTCGTTGAAACTGTTTCCATTCGCGGGAATACTCACCTTTAAAATCTCTGTATAGCATGGCCATAGGTACAAATCCGGCACGCCAAGTGTCTTCCATCCGCTTCAATGCTTTATCAAAAGTGTCTTTCTTATATCCACAAAGAACATAGGCGTTTAGATCGTGTGATCCACGAGTAAACCCTGCATTGAAAAGCATCTTACCAGCTTCGACAAGTGGTTCGTAATCATCTGGTGTATCGTAGGCAAAGAATAGGCTTTCCGGTTTTAGTTCTTTTATCCTACCTGCCATAACAGGAGTAAGTAGCTTCGCTTCCAGTCCTCCGCAAAATTGTGGACGGTGTGGCTGTCTTTCCAGCATAGAAAACACTTCGTCTATATGCCGATCGGAACACGCTAATAAATTATCATCCGTCACAATCCAGCCATCTGTTACTGGCAGTTCTCGCAGGGAGCCACCTTCACGTTTTGGAACAGAGCAAAACCAGCAACGGTTAGGACATCCGCGTGAAGTTATAACATACCCTTTCTTCATATACATTCCTGGAATGAAATTTCCGCCAATCTCGTTGTATGCCGGGCCACCTACTTTAACAGGAGCAACAACCTCCCAAAACTTTGCTGCCTGTTCTGCCCAAGGAATATCCCACGTAAAAGCTACGGAAATATGAACCTCATCCGCCTGATCCCATAACCCAGGGTAAACCCCAATGCGAACATCTTTATCGTCCGGGGTAGCCCTTGTTTTAGATGGGAATACCCGTATTATCTTTTTGCTCATTACTATCCTTTTTTTGAGTTTCTTTCACTGTTTTCTTTAGACATACACATACGACACCATGACGAAAGACATTTGTATTTCTTATCTTTATAAGTGATCGTATTCGTATAAAACCGATTGAGATAGAAATAGTGGCCGCAATGGGTACATTTTTTCATCTCTCTACCACCTGCATCAAACTTTCTATTTCGAGGTTTACGACGAATAAGAGTACATCCCTTACAATAATTATCTTCACCGCGATATCGACGGCAATGCGAAAGGGACTTTACTCCACATTTCGCAAATGCTTTGCAATCAACACGTACAAATGAATGTGTACTCATAGCCTTCGTTTATTTTGAAACTTATTTAACACACGAGAAATTACCTCCATATTATCAGTCATCATCCATTCTTTTGCAACGTTCCAAGCAAGACTCATAACTGGATTAAAATTATCTTTCCTTACCGTATGGTGAGATAAACGTCCTTCAGTTGGTTTCAAATTCTTATCATGTAAAATACATAACCCATTTTCAAAGAAAGCACAATACTCTTTGCCAGCAACAGGTTGAATCATTGGAACAGCAACATTGATAACTCCTAAAAAGATACCGGTAGCCCAATTTGTCAGTTCCAATCTATCTGCGTAACCTGCATCAATAATCCTTTCAATATCATCAGGAGTACCAAGACAAGGAGTATGACATTGTTGTTTACAAATGCTACATGAACATTGAACAGGTACACGACCTGATGCCCTCATTACCCTTTGTAATGAGGCTTCTCTTGACAACTCCCCCATAATTATTCAGTAATTGAATTTAAGATAACTTTCGCACGCTCTATACACCAACGATTGAGGTATGACTGCCAGCAACCAATAGAGGGAGTCCACCTAAAAGTATTATTTTCTTTCAACTGTGACCGGATTTCCTTACTCGGAATACCGGCAAAAAATAACTGCAGACGGTTCTCTTTAGCATTCTCAACGACACGTACACCACTGATAGTGTATTCTTTATCTTCTGTCTCTTTTAGCTTTCTTGCTCGATCACGACGCTGCTTCGCATCCCGGATACGTGCATTATTATTAGAAAGCATATAAGAAGGAAAACCATACTCACCATAACGGTCAGGCTTAGTTAGCTCGATAGCTTTATTCTCTGAAAAGCCTAAAGTTTGCAGTTGTTCAACCTTCGCAATATCATTTAGTTTTTTACTTCTAACTATCTTATTAGCAGCTTTCATCATTCCTTGAGCTTTCTCTAACGCATCGACCTTTTCTTGCAATCTGTCTACTGCGTCATCATCTCCTAAATAAATGGAGTTATTATTTTCAGTAGCTTCCGCTTTCTGTGCAAAGTACTCTGCCTTCTTGGAAAGCTCAATACTTTTATCCATTTTGGCCCCTATTTTATCCCGATATTTACGATCTGCTAACCCGTGCACAGGTTGTCCCATTGGAATAATACTTGCCATTTCTGACGATTGCCTGCAAGCTACATCTGCAGCTTCGTTACTTTTCCTTGCAAGTTCTCTGAATCTATCAGCTCTTGCTTCCTGCCTTTCTTTTCTGTTCATAATTCTTTGGTTTAATTTGGTTTGACTTTTATAAAATTGAAAGACCACAGCCTAAACTGTGGTCTTATCATTACTTCGACTTATCAGTAGGAAGCAAATCATCAAATAATCCGGGAACTCGCGGCTGTAACGCTTCAAATTCTTTCCGGAAAAACTCTTCTTTGGTCCTACCTTGCTTTTTCCCTTTCCTTGTATGTACATCAAAAGTATATACTGGGATGGCAATAGGATAACGTCTAACATCATCTATCCATTTTTCTATGTCAACATCTCTTCTGTCATAAATAAAGTTCTGCAAATGATCTGCATCCCGGTTCTTCCTACATTCACAAAGAAGAATAACCGCTTTGCTGACAAATATCCTGCCTTTGGGGGCAGTAGCATTTTTATTTACCAGCTCATGACCTTGCCATAATGCTTCTATCTCTTTTGTTATGATACCGAAGCAATCCTCTGCACTAATGGTATATAAACGCTTCCACACATAGTCGCGGTATCCACTCGCCCATAATTCCAAGGCAAAAAAGCCGGCTACCCCGGTATCGGCTCGCCGGATCGCTTTTTGCATTGCAGAACTCACCTCGAAGAAATCATATCCGCAAACTGTTCTAATAATCATAATTCTAATTTAATGGTTTGACTTTTAATTGATTACATCAGTAAATTTAGCTAAAAAAGACGGATATAGCAAACAGAATGAACGCCATTTAAACGCCTTTTTTACAGACTATTAGAACTTGAATTTGCAGGATATGTTATACTGTACAAGTTGCTTCGTCTTATCCTTTCCATTATTCGTCGCGCTCTTGAGCTGGATACTATCACCGAAGTTCTTTTTGATGAAAAGAATAGATTTGCGCTCTTCTTCCTGATTCCTGATCGAAGCAAGACCACCAGCGTTCACAAATGTGCTCTTTTGCTCAAAATTATACCGTAAATCGGTTAAAATCTTACGCTCTTTGTGCTTCATATAACAGGAAATCCAAAAATCTTCTTTCAAACGTATCTCTTCATTCCACCAAGTGTTCTTGTTATAGATTACTCCATAACTGCAACCGGTTATCATTTTAGACAGGGAAAGAAAGCCGGTTTCGTCGTACATAACAGGAGATATCCGGGAAGTGAAACCAAACAAATGCACGTCCATCATACTAGCCATCTCAAATAGAGATTGAATAATATTGGTGATTCTATCCTTATCTTTCACCCGGCACGGTTCACCTTTATCAGCATAGATCGCTTTACAGGCATGAACATCATCGTCGAGCATGAAGAGCTCACCAAAATGTTTCGCCATCCAATTACGTTTAGGGATGAGGCCAATTACATCGTCTGGATGAGTAACTATTTCACATTCCGGGTTAAACTGTTGGTACAAGTCAGCTTGACTTTCAGCAACACAAATTATAGGATCGTTCACCAACTTTTTAGCAAACACTCGGTCGTGACGCTTATGACTTGGTATTACTATTTTGCAAGGCATGGCGAACGTCTTTTATGTCGATTACATTACTCTTACTTACTTTCCCGGTCTTGTACGACTTCATGTGCTGCATATCCAGCCTTTCACGGAGCCAATTACTATCTACCTCATTGCTTGAGGTTATGATAAACAACTCATGCTTTTCGTCATATTTAGGAATAAGGGGGTAAATAGCTGTATCATCTGTGATGGCATCGAAGCGCTCTTTAAATTCATCCTCCTTCTTCTCCGGCCCGAACTCGATACCCCAGTCTTGGAGTTCTGCTTTATTCCATTCATTTTCCATAACGTCCAAATCATTCTCACCGAAATTGACGTTATCCTTTGTAGCATACTCTCTCAACTTCTTAACAGGGGTATCAGGTGCCAGGACCTTACATGGAAGCTCTTTGTAACCAAGCTCCTTACATGCACGCAAACGTAAATTGCCACAAACGACAATATACCGGCCATCATTATAGGGAAATATTATGAGTTCCCTAAGCTCAAGCATTTCAGGCGAATCCTGAATGCTTTTCTTCATCGCTTCAAAGCGATAGTCACGGAAAAAGCGCGGATTCTTCGGTAATCCCGTGAGCTGCCCTTTATTAAAATCAAGTAGGCAGACTTGAATTGTCTCTGTCATAACAAACTGCATTAAAATCAACAACACAAACAGTCAGTAGGCAGACTTGAATTGTCTCTACCATAACAAACTGCATTAAAATCAACAACACAAACAGTCAGTAACAACACCTTAATCACATCTTTCTGACTCATCAGAAAGCAAATCAATTGCTCTCTTAATTTCAGCCTCGATATCCTTACATCCGTAATGTTTTAGAAAAGCAACGGTAACTATTATAATATCAGCAGCTCTCTTTTTATATTCCGGATGGTCTTTTATATCGTCGCATGGTAATTCTGATAATTCATCAAACTTCCTCCAGGCAGCAGATATTTTTAAACTGAAAGCCTTTTTAGAAGTATTATCATTCAGATGAAAGCGGCGCTCTATAATCTTTAAAATTTTAGGGGCCAACTTATTCAATGTTATCATAAATGATTAGGTTAAATTGTTAGACTAATAATAATCTCACACTGTTTGATGCAGGCTGGTCCCTTATATGGAATCTGTAAATTATCCTTTTATACATACACATGATGATTAGAGTTTTTCTTGTAGCTTTTCCATCGCTTCGGTTGCACAAAGCAAAGCGTAATTACTATCAATAGAGATATACGTTTGAATTGTAAACCAAAGACCAATAATCCGAACTTGCAAGAAATAGGCAGTCTGGAAGTTCTTTGCTTGAAATTGTCCTTCTAAACTCATATACTTAGAAAGGCTAAAGTAAGTAGCATCTACTTTTTTGATTCTTAATTTTTTCATTATATAATTTTTATCGGTTATAATAAATTGACCTCGCAAAGTCAGTACGGGATAATTGTGAATATTGATATTCGGTGTAATCATAATCCTCGTCATCAGACATCAATTCTACTTTCTTCATGAAAGTTTCTTTGCGATCCACAACCTCAACAAACGCTCTAACTGCTTTTCTAAGTAATTCACTTTTAGACAGTTTGCGTCTTTTTGCAAATTTGATAAAGTACTTCTTGTCATGTTCATCACTGATAAAAGCTGTCAAAGACATACAGTGTTCTGAAACAAAAGGAGTTGCCGGTTGCTTCATTATCCTGTATAAATTAAAAATCCGGAGGAATGGAGTAATAGTTGAGGCCCGTTCTTTCTTTGACATACAAACAACCTGTAGAATCTGCTTTAATAAGTCATTTATACACATACCTACCGAGTTGGAATAATTGCATATCATTTGATAGTCCTTCAGTGGAACATAAGTTTGAATAGTTACATATCGATCATCTGATTTATTAGGATTCTTCAGTTCTTCAATACGCTTGCACATATTTTCAATTATCCTATTAGGGGCACAATAGAAAGCTGTCACGACATAATATAACAGAGCATTAGCTTTCTTAATTGGAAGAATGGCAAGCGACTTTCGAACAACCTTATAGAACTCTTCCGGAATACTACCAACCAAATAATGAGTTTCACGGATTTTAGGAGAATACATCTTACCGTATGCAAGAACCTCGATAGCAACTGGATCATAATATTTCCCACTCTCTTTTGAAATGTAATTTGAAAGCAAGAAACAAACTATTTCCTTTTGGAAAGCCTTTTCTCTATACTGATTAAACTTAGCCATCCAAGCAACAGTTTCTTTATGGGAGGGATATAAAGTAAACTTCTTATATCTGTTTCCTTCGTCTTCCCACCCATCAGGCATTATCGAAGAATTTATCTCTAAATTCAAACGTCTGTTGTACAACATAGGGCTATTTATTTAGAGGGTCCGTGGTATCCAAATATTTCCTGTATTCCAGTTCAGTTTTAGCAAGGTTTATTAGAGTATTGACACCTTGAAAAACCTGTTTGGCCTGATTTACTTTATTAGGATCTTCTTTCACGTCCTTTATTTGTTGTAAAACCAAGTCTCTCATATCCTGTAAGATAGTAGGATTCACAGTAGATACCTTATTCAACCGTTCATTTGCCAACACAACAACTGTATTTGTTATCGACCGGAAACGGTTCAACTTGGAAGCTAAATCAAACATACTAAATATCAGAACTTTGCCATTGTTCAAGTATATCTCAACTTCGGTTCCATCATCACCGGTACCGTCACAGTAGTTGAGAATTACAATTTCTTCATTTTGATAAAGGAACGGTTTGTTAACCATTTCCTTTAATCTATCTATTGCATTATCACTCATGATTCATTCTTTTTTGTTGCTTTATTAATTTGTCTATTCAAAGCTCCTTTTAGCTTGATGAGGTACTGAACGTCTTCCGGATACCGGGCATACATTGAGTTTTGCGTTTTCATTTGTTCAGAACGACTAATCATGTATAGGTTCTCGATACAAATATTTTGCTTATCTCCATCTTTGAACTGAATATTGTAACCAGGAGGGATTTCTCCATTATGCTCAATCCATACAAGCCGGTGTTTAAGCTCAAAGACATTCGGTTCAGCAGTTTTCACTTCAATGTAACCGTCACGATTTACACGTTCATATCCAACCTCTTTATGATTCTTTGGGATACATCCCTTCTTGAAACGTGTAGCTTTCGTTTTTTCAATTTGAGCATCAGACATATATTCAGATTGCTTGAGTCCTTTATTCATAGGTTGGTGCCCTTTGGAAAAGAAACCTTTTGAAGAATGTTCGAATAAGAACTCGGCAGACTTTCTTAATTTTAATTTGAAAGCCATGCCGGAAACAGCACTTTCAGTTGAACCAAGTATCGAAGCTATTTCAAGGTTGGTGTGGTCAGGATAAAGAGCTCTTAATTTTTGCCTTTTCTCCGGACTCCAAACCCTTACATCTGGAGAACGTTTTAATTTACGTATTAATGCTTTTGCCTTCACAGCCTCAGGTGTTTTGTCCAGGCGACCAGCAAGCTCTTTCAAATTAGCAGTTGGATACTCGCTATCAAGTATGGCGAGTTGCTCATTAGTCCAAGTTCTCATAAGCATATCAATAAAGAGAGGAAACCATTAGGCTTCCTCTGTGTTATCGTTTTCAAGTTCTTTCAATCTCTCATTGAGTTTCTTTTGTTTCTTGTCGAAAGAAGCAGCAAGCTGCTTACTAAGTTCAGTGTAATCATCAGGATATTGCTCTGCAAAGAGAATATTTTGACATTTCTGCATACAGGGATAGAACATCACATCATTACTTGAAAGATTGTTAGCAATGAAAGCCCGATACCAATGATTTCGATCTGCTTGGTTATTTCTGACATATTTCACAAAATCTGAATCTTTTTCATATTTTGACAACTTCAATATTTTCAGATATTCGCTACTACAATTACGGAGAATCATAACATCAAATACCGTTTGTTCATCAATAGACAATTCTTTATCACGTTGATAATAAGTTTTTTCCTGTGCCCATTTTCTCATAGTTTCAGCACTCTTCTCAATAACCTTATCCTTAGCTTTCTTCAATTTTCCATTTATCTGTTCCTTTTCTATCTCTTTAGGATCGGCAACGGCAGCAGTACTGGAAGCAAGCTCTTTCCTCGTATAGTAGAATTTCACTTCAAATTCCGGATAATAATAGCCAAAAAATGAGATACATCGATAAACATCTCCATCATCAAGCATCTTTAAAGTACGCTCATCATCAGCATCATAATAACATGAATATCTAAAGACTTCATCCGGATTGACCACTGCAAATCCAAATTGTTTAACAGCTTCTAAAACACTCTCATATTGCATCCTTCTTTCATCGCTCCAATAAGAATCGGCTTTTGCTACAATTACAGTCTTTCCAAATGAAAGAGGTTCACCTACCTTTACAAGATTTTCACTTTCAAGCATAATCTTCCGAACTACATACGCTATCCGCTTTTTATTAAAACAGGTAGCATTAATGCACCGGGCATCTTTATTGTTCATCTCATAGAATAGACAACCATGATTACAGGTATTAGATTCACATTGAGAGCATGGTTTAAATTCTCCATTTTCCCAATTATCAGCGTCCTCTTCAATCCAATCGGCTTTTTTAAGTTCCATAAAAGAATTACTCACATAATCCCGAATCATAGCGGTCGTGCACTGTTCATCTTCTTCCTCATGAAACTCTTTTTGAGTTTCTTCGTCAAGTTTTGAAAGAATCATTGCACCAGATAATGGGATATCTCCATTTCTTACACGTTCTTTCAGTTCCGGAATAAGACTATTTAGCTTTATACGATCAAAGACAAAGCGAGCAGACTTTCCAAATTTAAGGGCAATATCCTCATAACTACGCCCTCGCTCTGACAATTGGGCAAAAGCAAAGGCTTCTTCGATGGGATCGACATCTTTTCTTTGAAGATTCTCGGTAATCATTGCATCGAAAGCCTCATCATCTGTCATCTCTCTGACAATGCAGGAAATTGTTTGAAATTGCTCGGACTTTTTCCGGTGGGCCTTGATTTTAGCAACATTCTCTTTATCTTCCTTTTCTTTCAATAGTGATACAGCACGAAAACGACGCTCACCACAAACAATTTCATACGAACAGGGGATTGTTGTGACATCACCAGTTTCTAAGTCAGTCACATCTTCGGATTTGGCTACTCTGACAGTGATAGGCTGCAATAAGCCTTGTTTCTCAATGTTACTTGCAAGCTCTTGAAGAGCTGCTTCATCAAAAGTCTTTCTCGGATTCAAAGGAGAAGGACTGATAAGGTCAATTCTAATGTTTTGTACTTCCATAATTTAATTATATTGGTTTGACTTTTAGTTTATTACATCAGTAAAGTTATCGTAAAATGACAAGTTATGCAAACAGAAACTTCGCCATTTTAACGCCATTTTCATTGAGGTTTATTACGTATTTGAATAAATCCTCTTCTTTCAGTTTCCCGAAGAAGTTCCATGTCTTCTTCTCGTATTTCAGCAGGTGTTTCACCGTTCACACTTCGATAAGTTCCAATACCGAAACGCTCTCTGATACGAGCAATTTTATCCGGATCTTTAGTAACCCAGTAAATTATAACTTTCATAGTAGCTATATTCTACGGCTCTCACCACACAGAGGGAGAACATTAAACGTTTTGAAGCGATCCACTAATCTTGGCCCGAAACGTTTCTTAAATTCGGCTATGCCAAGATTCGATGTTATATGATACTTCTTGCCGTATTGCTGAAAAATCTCATACCGGGCATAAAGAAATTCATCAATAACCGAATCGAGGCTGGTACCATACGATTTTTGATTTTCCGTTTCCAGACCGATATCATTCAAGCAGATATTAAAGGGGTTTGGTTTAAACCCTTTAGATTGATTCTCATTGTAAGTGTACAAGTCAATATGCCCATGAATTTTATAGTAATTCATCATTTGAGTTACAGACAAGTTTTCAAAAGCATTGGGGTTACAAGTAAGTTTCAAATAATCTGCAAAAATCTGCATCAACATTGTTTTCCCAGTGCCAGGTTCACCAACAAGCAAAAGATTCTTATGAACCTTGTAATTCTCTTCCGGAAACACATTTTGAGCATACCGACATCCGTTGAAGTAGTACAGAAGAAACTGAATTAGTTTAGAGTTGTTATCATCAACATCAAATTTTCTAAACTCCCGTTCTGTATAATCCGTACCAAGGTTAGAAATTAAATTCCAATGGCTGTAATACTCTTGTGTATCAGTTAAATCATACTCAGAAACGTCCTGAATACTTTCCTTGTGCCTTTGTATCAGATTCTCTATCTGTTGGAGCGTCAGCTTGCGCTTGCCGGCTTCCTTCTCCATCAAATTTTGAAGTTTGCTTGATAGATTCTTTTCCTCTTCCGTCATGGTCTAATTCATTTTTTCGATTTTCACGAATACGATCCAGTATCCAAAGGTTTGCTTTGGAATCCCACCGCTCTATTTTCACTCCATTGGCATTCTTCCACCCTATCGAGTCAAAGTGATTGAAGAATATTTCTGCTTGCTCTTGCCAATCATCTAACCGTTCCGGAGCATTTTGCTTGATGAAGTGTTGAATAACCTCATCAAGCGTAGGAGCTATAAATTCTTTTGCGACTCTTTTAGGTTTCTCCGGTTTAAAGGGTGGGAAAAGCTCGCCAGAGCTACTTTCTTTCTTACCCCCTTTAGGGGGTTCTTTCTTTGTCTTTGTCTCTGTCTTATATTCTTCTTTAGGGGGTATGGGGGAGCTTTCTTGAAAAGGTGTACCTAAAGGGTGCCCTAAAGGTGTACCTAAAGGGTGCTGTAAAGGTGGTATATTTTGCATACCTTTTTGTACACCTTTTATAGAATACGTTGATTTATTGCCTCTTCCATTGCCTTGTTTACATTCAATAAGACCTGCTTGAACTAATCTATTTCGGGCGGACTTGAATACTTTTACAGACACTCCCACGTCAGATGACACCTTTGTATCACTACGTGTCCAGTTATCCTCCCAGCCTAAACGATTCGCAATTTTTAGCAAGTAAAAATAAAGCCTCGTTTCACAGCAGGAAAATTGCCAGCTTTCATCAAGTTCCCAAAACCTATTGATAAGTTCAATATAAGTCATATCAATTTATAATAATTCCGTAAGACATTGTTTATATAAGGTTGAGGGTCAGCTTTCAGATAATAGCAAACGCTATTAATGAACTCAATCAACCCATGACAAACGACATATACACTACCATATTTCTCAACTAATGCCTGCCATTCTTTTTGCTCATCAGACTGCGTTCCGGCACGTTTACCTTTTACATGTGGAGTTTTCATCTCTATGCAAAGACTGCTCTTACCACCGCGAGGAAAAAGCAGAATCAAGTCAGCAACACCAGCGATGGCACCTTCATATTTACGCATAGCACCGCTTTTCTTTGTCCTAACGCCGCCGTTTGGTATAGCAAAGAGTAAAGGGCCTACATTGGGAAACGTTTCTCTGAACCAAGTTACACAAATGTGTTGTATCTTAGTTTCAGAATATTTCACCTCCAATTTACGAATATCTTCTTCAGTCATTTTTCTGCTTGTTTTTTGAAATCGTAGCACATTCATTTAGAAGGTCAACGATTTGTTTACACCTGTTCCTGCAACCAACAAAGGATATTATGGTTTCCCATTCAGGACCGAACAACATTTCTTTCTTGTATTCCTGAATATGAGTTTTCTGCCCATTTATAACTAATCTAAATGGCTTCATAATTTATCCCTAAACAAGTCCATTGCAAGATTCACCATATTCTCTTCTACTTGATCGTCCGTACCGGTAACACCGTTGGCAATGTTCTTCTTTGTTTGAATCACATCATACATATACTTGTCGATAGTATCCTTACCTAAGAAGTAATAGCAGTTAACGTTGTTCTTCTGACCGTTACGGTGCGCCCGATCTTCTGCCTGTTCGCAATCACTGAACGTCCATGGGAATTCAATAAATGCTACTCGACTGGCAGCCGTCAAAGTAAGCCCGGTACCGCCCGATTTGAAGTTCAGAATAATCAGTTTACAATCCGGATTATTTTGGAAAGAGTCAACGGCATATTGCTTTTGGTTGACATTATCGGAACCTGTTACAGTTACAGCTTTAGGAAATTCCTTTTTCAGTTCTGCTACAACTTCTTTCAAGTAACCGAAAAGTATCAGCTTCTCACCACCGTCGATAACATCATGGACAAATTCACAAACAGCCTTGATTTTACCTCTGGCGGATATCTGTTTTAAAAGCTGCATCTGCACCATGACGGCACCATTCATTGATTTCTGCACTTGTTCGTCCGAAGCATTCTTGTACTTCTTCAAGTATTTTACCATATCAGCTTCGGCAGCCTTATACTCTTTGGTGGTAGTGATATCAACTGTCAAGTATTGACGGGTCTTGTCCGGAAGTTGTGTAAGCACCTTTGACTTCTCACGACGAAAAAAGCAAGTATTCCATAGTCGCCAATTTAGCTCTTTAACGTTGGATGCCTGTTTGGGACCATCACAATACCTTTCAACATACCGGCTATAACCTCCAAAGTCCTCTAATCGACCTAATATTTTCAACTGTTGTATCAAGTCTGTATTATTGTTGACTACAGGAGTACCGGTCAATGCGAACACATAACGTTTTCCTTTGCAGATGCCTTCTACAAACTTTCCTTGCTGTGTCTTACTTGATTTGCATTTATGAGATTCGTCAATGATAACAGACCTGAACAAAGAAACACGCTGATCGAAAGCAATACTTTTCATTGTGAACTTGGATTCCTTATTTACAGACCTCACAAAAAACTTATTCAGTGATTCATAATTCGTAATGAATACCTCACAAAGTGGGCTGCCATCAGACTTCTTACACTCATAAAAAGATTGCCAGGACTGGCGGTTTCTGTCATCAAGTATAATGGCGTTAATCCCTGCGAATTTCTTGAATTCACGTTGCCAGTTGACTTTCAATGCAGCAGGGCAAATTACAAGTACAGGAAAAGATTCACCGTATATAGGCGCTTCCTTATGTGCCTTAACAACTGCACATATAGCTTGCAACGTTTTACCTAACCCGGGCTGGTCTCCGAAAAAACAGCGTTTATGTTCTATTGCGTACTGTACGCCTTCAAGTTGATATTCGTAAGGTTGAAGTAACATATAGTGTTCACCGACAAAAGGTTTCATCGGAGGAATATCATAATTAATATCTTCAGTAACCTCACGTTCCTTTACAATAGAACAAAAACGCATCTGAACAGCCCACTGCGAAAAAGCCCTCACATACCAATTGGCATCACGTCCAGCAGGATAACGCGCATCATTGATACTAACAAGCCACGCCCGGTCTGTCCCGTCGTAGCGTGGCTTACTTGGTATCATCTTTATGACCTCGACCAACTTTGGGTGATACTCGAACTGAATCCGGTACAGATTGGGCGTCTTAGTCACATAGATTGGTTTCATGAAGCAGGCTCTAATACTAATTCTTGATGTTCAACAGTTGAGAGTATATCATTATCATCACCATCCTCATTCATTGCGTCAGCAGCCTCATCTGTCTTACCAAACGGGTCATCACCATCTTTAAACTCGAATTCTCTTTGAATCTCTGAACATTTATTCTCTGTAACATAGAGTTCTGCTTCATACAAGAAATTGTAAACAGCATCACGAAACTCCTCACAATGCACATACGATTCATTGTCCGGATCGAAACCAATACCAGGAGAACAAAGATTAAGAACTTTGCTCGTCATAAGGGTTCGCTTACCTGTTAACACACAAACCTCAAAAGAAGAGTCACCACCAATGCTAACGCCGGTTACATTGAACTTTTTGAAGAACTCATCTTCAAGACATGACTCTGGACGTTCCCAATTAATGTACTGGGATTCTTTCTGTTCTGTAATATCGACAATGTAGGGTATGAGCTTGTTTAGCGAATCCTTCAAATCCGGATGAACAGGATTAATCCCCTTGAAAACAATATCGTTTCCCTCCTTGTCTGCATAGACCACTTCAAGACATCCCTTTTTGGTCAATTTTGCTTTTGAAATATTCAAATCCATTTTAATTAAACTTTTAGTTAATACTTACCTATGCAGGTATTCATCAATAAAATCGTTGTAGTACTTATCGGCTGGTAATGGAAGATTGATTCCAAATTCGGTGGCAGCATCAGCCTGTACCTTATCCAAAAAAAATTTCATCTGCAAAGTATTCAGCTTAGAGGTATTACCCACAACAACATCTTCTAAACCATTCATATAAATCCTCCGTCGCAAAAATTTCTTGCAATAATAGTCATGTACATCCAACTTATCCGTGCCTGTCTCCCTCTCAATACAGGCAAACCACAACCACATGAGCGCATTTTGAGACAGAGTGCGAGGCTTTACCTTTCTCTTAACGCTAACTGTATAAGTTCCATTAGGCAAGGTAGAACAGAGGTAGTCAAACGACTTATCCATTGTGACTACCCCATTTTGTTTTGTTAGAATAGCTTCTGCCATATTTAGAATGGTAAATCATCAGGCGGTGGTACCTGTTGATATGGCTGTTGCTGATATGCAGGCTGCTGTACTTGTTGTTGCTGTCTCTGTGTAGGCTGTTGCGTTGGCAACGGTGGAGGTACAGGAACAGCCTGTTGCTGAACTTTCGGTGTAAGCATCTCGATACTATCAACAAAGACTTCAGTTATGTAACGTTTAACTCCTTTGCTATCGTCATAGTTACGAGTGCGTAACTTACCTTCTATATACAACTTATCTCCTTTATGGACGTACTTCTCAACTATTTCAGCAGTCTTATTCCAAAAAATAAGATTATGCCATTCTGTACGCTCCGGCACCTGGGTTCCATTTTGTAAGGTGTACGCCTTATCTGTTGTGGCAAAAGATAACGAAGCTACTTTCGCTCCACCGTCCAATGTTCTCACATCCGGGTCTTTACCGGCACGCCCTATAAGAATTACTTTATTGACACTCATTTTCCTTCCTCCCTTATAGTTACACGAATACTATCCGCTTTAGTTGATGTTTTTAAATATTGAGAATATAGTTCCGGGTGATCTTCCTGAAACTTCTTTGCATCAAAACTCTTACCCGTTGAAGAGGGAGTATAGCTAACACGCAACCGACCGGCGTCCCATGATTTAACACCGTTCTCACGCATGGCACTTTTAAGCTGTTCCTTATAACCTTTCTGCACTTCAGCGATATAACTCGCCTGTTCCTCTATATCAATAATAGTATTTACTAATTGCATAGGAATAAGCTGCTTCTCATCGGCTGGAACAGGAGCATTAGGTAAGAACTGTTCACCTTTAATCTCACACTCCAGTAATCTCTTAACCTCTGCATCCGGTTTACGCTCAATCTCGACTAATTCCGACTTATCTCCACGTAACCAAATGCCAAACAGTTTATCAACTTTAATTAGTGGATTTTGAAGTTCAAACAAATAGGCATAGATTGATAGCTGCCAACTCAAATACTCACGGTCAAGGCTTGCAGTAGTCTTGATGTCGCCAAGACTGATTTTTTCGTCCTTTTCCCAAACACAATCAATGTTTGATGCAAAGTATTCGTTATCAGACACCGTGTACTCATTAGCAAAAGCCTTATATCCGGCATTTACTCTTTCCCTGATATAATTAATAGCTTCAATACTCTCGGGTGGCAATCCTGTTACATCAGCAAACTGGCATTGTCCATGAATACGACTGCCTTTTTCAGCAGCTTTTTTCAAAATGTATTCTGGAATATCCTTATACTTATTGGGAAATAACTGCCGGCTAATCATTCCGGTAATACCTTTTAGCTGCTTTTCACCAAGAAAATATGTGTGGTTCTCTTCCGAGAAAACCACACTCGATTTAACTAACTCTATCATTGTGCCGGGTAAATTTTGCCCATATTCATACAGGCGTTTACAAACTCTTTATCATTTTGCATAGCCGGATTGCCATACCATACTTTTTCAAGTTCAGCTCTGCTTTTGACAGCAAGCATATCACCAATAGCCTTTTTTAATTGAGCACCTGTATATACAGGAGCAGTGTTAGCAGGTGTTTTTGCAGGCTGTTGTGTATCTTCCTTCTCATGAGTATTGGTTGAATCGCTGTCTTTCGCATCATCAATGCAAAACAGACCGTTAAGAGCGTACTTTCTTGCATAAGAAGATGAGGCTCCAGTGATTTGGCTCCCATCCATTCCTTTCTTTGTCTCTTCTTCCCTTGCAAAAGCAGTAGTTACTTCTTTTTCTCCCTTGTCATTAGTCAAAGTGACAGTCGCTTTTACATAGATCCTATCACCTACTGCGATCATCTCATCACTTAGAGTTAATGTACATTTTGTTTCAGCAAGAACTGGTTTCACTGATTCAAGAATGTCCTCACAACTACGGTATTTGTATTTACCGAAAGTATTATACTGCCCTTTGGGGGCTTTCAGCTTTTGCTGAATGGTTACTAATTCTTTCATAATTCTGAAATTAATGGTTTGACTTTTAATTCTTTACATCTATAAAGTTATCTTTTATTGACAAGATGTGCAAACAGAAACTTCGCCATTTTAACGCCTTTTTTAGTAACAAAAAACTGCCTGTACAGCATTGTACAGGCAGAAAAGCATATGTTACTATGAAAAAAGTCCAATGTACCTTATGGATCGGCTACGCTTAAAGGGTGTACGGCTCCCGCTGATTTATGCACATCTAAATATGTGGACGGTGCCGGTATCGAACCGACCTCTTTACATCGTGCGCACTCTGTAATGTTTCATCCAAGAATACTGCCCGCCCAAATAAAAAAAGATGTACTATTCTCACGAACCATTACATCTTATCATGATACAACACTAAATAAAGACACGACATCTATAACTGGTTAGGTGTGGAGAAACCCGGATTCGAACCGGGACGATAGATTACCTATGTATGACTTTCTTCAATCTATCTGCATACTTGCGTCTACCAATTCCGCCATTTCTCCAATTTAAAAAGGTACACTATTCTCACGAACCATGTACCAAACACACAAAATAAAACACGACAAAACTACTAAATAACTCTCACGAGCTTGTGAAGCTTGCAGGACTCGAACCTGCACTGGGTGTCTACTTTCTCGAAGGGGCCTACGATACTCATATACAGATTTCCACTGAACCAACTCTGATATTGAGCGCGCCTACCAATTACGCCAAAGCTTCATAGTCTACACAGAGCTCACCGTGTCGCATGGAGAATGTTACTCAAAGCTATCTATATCACTTGTTTTCACAAACAGTTTCCACCGTCGCACGTCCACGTGTAAAGAGATGTGTAGAGACCTTCTTCAATAGAATCAGAAGTGTGGACGGTATGGGACTCGAACCCACATCACGCATGCCTGCGCCTGCTACCAAATTACACCAACCGTCCATTTTAAGTGAACTATTCTCACGAACCGTCCACTTGGAAACACAAACACAAAAATAAAAAACATGGCAAACAATTATTTAGCTATCATAAGCCATTGTGGGGCAGTTTAGGAGTCGAACCTAAATAATTGCATCTGCAATACATAAAGCACTTCGTACGCTTTCTTTATGCTCTCTTTACCATTGAGAATACCTCCCCGTTTTTGCCACATCAACGCTATGATGTGGACTTCAAGTTCTAATACTATGAAAAACATGAGTTCACTCTCACGAGTTACTTTGCTCCCGGATAGCCGATCAAAACACACCGGGATAGATGTAGAACACTTAAATCAAATAAATAAGGGACTCACACCCCACGAAGCTCCTTACTTCGGTATTGTTAGTTAAACATAAATGAGAATTATCTCTGTGAAGGAACCCGGAATCGAACCGGGATGAGTTGTCATGCTCACTACATCTAAGGGCTGACATTCCCTATTGTTGAGTAGCGCGTCTGCCTCTTTCGCCATTCCTTCAATTCGTAGCCGGACACTACCGGCTACTTTGATTGATTTGATATATTCACCCTCACGGGTTACTTAACTCATTTAGAGTTGAGCCGGGAAACGGATTCGAACCGCTGACCTCATGTAAAACATGCGCTCTACCAATTGAGCTACCCCAACAAGTGCCCGGCGAACCGGGCTAATCATGACTAATAAAATTAAGCAATGCAAACCTTCACAGGCTATCTTTATTTCGTTTCTTATCTTCATAGATGAATCTTATAGCCAATAGCACAACAACAATGAAGAATATGATATACGACCAAGCAATATCACTTCTTGTTGCTTCGATTCCTCCACCTATATACATAGCCACTATTAAAGCAGTTACAGTAAAAATGTTATGAATGATCTTCAATGATTTCATTTCTTCCTCCTTCCTGATTTTAACTTTTTTCTCATACATCGGCAATGAAGTAATACCTGAGCAGCATTACAATGCCATTTCCCATTTTGAACCACTGAAGGTTTATCACTCTCAATCTTGCCTGCTTCAATGAGGCTAATCAACTTCTTCTCACCACCTACATAGTATGCTGACTTATCTTTCCCGAATATCTCTGTCGAAAACAAACGGAGAATATTATCAAGTAAGATCTCAGCCATTTCACCTCTAATCTTCTCCATAAGCTATTATGCAGTTCTGGTAACTTTAAATATCCCATTTTCAACATCAGTTCTTGTTGTCCAGGACATTCCTTTTGCTTTTTCTATGTAAAGTCTAGAACTCAATGTATTATTTACAGAGGTCTTTTGAATGATGGGAAATATTTCTGTATCTCCAACATCCATATTTCGTAATACATCAATTACACTACGTCTTTCAATTTCTTTTTCCATACTGATTATTAATAGATTAATAGGTTCCTCCGATCCAAGATTATTCGCTAATAAAAAAGGAACGGAGGATTTTCTTATTTTTGTAGAACCAACTTAAAAAATAAGAAAATATGAATAATGAAGAAAAAGTAGTTTCATACTACAAAGAAACTTTAGAGAAAAAAATCGAATGGACTTTCAGACTCCAAAGCATTCTATTGACTGTTGCATCCGCTACTTTTGCTGTACTTGTTTCTTTAAGCAATCTTTCAACAAACAACGCTTGCAGTCGAAATTTACTATTGGTGGTAGTATGTTCAAACGCACTATCCATCCTTTTTTCGTGTATAACCATATACGAGAATCGAGTAATGAGCAACGTGATGATACACAATGCTCAAAAACAGGTAAAAGAATATATCCTCTATAGCTTATACAATTCCAAAATGACCGCAACGCTAGCCGTACCACGCAAGAAGTTCTTCGCAATTTGTGAATCAATTTCCTATATTTCATTTCTATTCTTTATTATTAGTTTAACAGCATATGCAATTTATAAGATACACACACAGTTGTAACGTCAATTAAACATTGAAGTGATGAGCGGATTCGAACCGCCGACCTCTGCTTGTGGTGCTCTTCCGTTAAGCTAAGAGTATTTCTTGAGAGACTCGAACTCTCAACCATCCACCACACACAGCGCTCTAACCAATAGAGCTACATCACTAACCATATATCTATTTCTCAAATTCACATAATACATAAAGCAAATACCATGATTTGCCGACATAATGTCTAGCTGCTTTATTTTTACAACGATACGGTCTGACCATTAACCACAGCATTATATCGTTGAGAAGCCTGCCTACGTCAGTAATCCCTTTCGGCACGTGTCGACTTCCAAAACACTATCTTACCAAGATGTCAAAGAACTCTTCTCTGTTGTTCCCAGTCTCCTTTCAAAGGAAGGCACAAAGACCGGACTGGGTGCCGGATAACCAGCGGTTGGGTTTGACTTTAGTGAGGGCTAGAGAATACTTTGGTTGTTCTTCAAAACTATGTCCATTAAGTTTCTTTGCGATTCAATAAATTTCTTCAAATCATCACATTGGGAAACTTTCTCTCTATAAAATCCACGTTCTGATTCTAAATCTCGTTTGAGTTTTTCATTTTCATCTCTCAAAGAGCTGATCAACGCGTCTCGTTCTTCAATCACAGCTTCGTATTTGTCTCGCTGTATTTCTAGTTCGGTTCTTTTATCCATTATTGTATAATTTGATTAATCTCCGACGTAATGTGCACCGTAATGAATACTATTTGGGTTGTAGTAAGCGGAAGCGGGAATATTAAGGTTATTATATTCCTTGCTAGGTGTAGCTTTGGCAGCCTTGCTCATAGCTTCATGTCTTTCAGCTAAAAATTTATCATTTCTTGATTTCACTGCTTCCGGTGAGAAACTTTCTTGGAGTTTTGCAAAGCTCCATGCAGATTTTAAACACTCTGAAAATGTTTTTCCACCCTTCTTATAATTGCGGTGTGCCGACTTCATGATTTGTGATAAATTGTAGCTCATATTCTTTGTTTTTAAATTGTTTTTGTCAATCACTTTTTGTATGTTTGTATGTGTGATTGATTTATGATGCAAATATATCGCTATTTGACGATATTGCAAATTTTAAAACTGATTTATATTGTCAAATGGCAATATTTAACCTTTATAGACAAATTTATGGACACGTTAATAGGCCGAATTAAAATGATTATTGAAGCAAAAGGCTATTCTCCTAGAGCCTTTGCAATGGCAATTGAGTTCAATTATTCTACTTTGAACAATTATCTAACAGGAAGAAGAAGCACAATAGATTCAGAACTAATAGAGAAAACCCTAACGTCATTTGACGATATTTCAGCAGAATGGTTATTACGAAGTAAAGGTGATATGTTCATTCAAAAACAAGAAACTGAACCAGGAATGGAAAAGTTGAAGAGCATAGTATTTACAATAGCCAATTTACAAGATGAGATCAATGAAAAGACCGTGCTTACTCAACGTCTTTTGGAAGAGAACCAAAAGTTGAAGGGTGAATTAGCCATGCTAAAGAATGAACGTAATATAGGATAAACTAATAAATACATAGACACATAAACAAATGAGAATTATCATTCATATTTTTACAGCATTAGCATTGTTGACTAGCTTAGCTTCATGTGGTAACAAAAAAGATTCATACTCGAAAGGTAAAAATGGACCATTACAGCTATATGACAATGGAAAATTAATTGCGTCTGTGTTCAAGTCCAATAAAAAGGAATATCATATATGGACTAAAGAAGAACTGAAGGATTCTAAGGATGCATTAACTACAAGAAACAGATTAAATATTGGCAAAGATTTTGCAACCTATTTTTACAGAGACAGTACATTAGACGAAGGACATTATTATGCTTCATATCAATCTTTATTTCGCAAAAATCCCATAGTTTGTAGTGAAACTAAACTAAAGAACGCATCGGAATATTTGACTGATGAAGAAGCTATTAAAATGAAAGAAGAATATGAGAGTGAAAAACAAAATGAATATAATTCAATTTACGAAAGAATAATTGGGTTTAAAGACATTACTTTTTGCAAAAACATATCAGATATAAAACAATTTCTACATATAATAGAAGAAACCAAAGAGGCGATTAATCACGGAAAAGAGAGCGCGCAAAGAGATAATGCAAAAAAGGCATTATTTACGTTTCAGAAACACAATTTTCCATTAGCTAGAAAAATATATTATCAAAATGCAAAAGATGAATTATGGGAAAAAGATATTGAAGTTTCAATGTCAGGGAAAAATATAACATTTACTGGATATATGTTTGTAAAGAACCAAGTAAAAAAAGATACATATTTAGAAATAAGGGATGAAGTATCGAAGCTAAGATTTAGTACTGTTGGATTCAGAGCTTTCGAAGGAGATGATAGAACATATTGGGAGCTTACCCCAAAAAAAGATTCAGAAATATGAAAAATGAGCACAATATTAGGATAATAAAGAAGCTATGAAAAAGATATTAATCGCATTAATACTTTTTATTCCATTCTTTGCAAATGCACAAGAAGGAAGTGACTTATTCAAAGATTCATTGAGTATACATAATGACGCGTCATCAGAATATCATTCCAAATTAGATTCTATATTTTCAAATCTTGAAGAAAAATATAAAACTCAACAAATTAAGAATATCGGAGGCATACCTTTTGGAATTTCTAGAGAAAAAGCATTACCTATATTAAGAAACAAGTACGGAGAAGAGATATATAATCCTAAGGACAAAAATGTATTGTCTTTTAAAAATATAAAGTATGCAGGAGTGGATTTTAACTCTGTACACTTTATATTTCAATCAGATGGCATTAATAATTATTTTAATACCTGCATATTTGTTTTAGATGCAAGTACAGAAAAAGAAGCTATTGATAAACAAAAAGAGATGAGCGAGATTTTGTCTGAAAAATACGAATTAAACTGCTTTAAGGATAGTAATGGATTTGACACATACGTATGTGGTATTTCTCCATTATGGAATGGAAATTGGTCTTCGTTAAACAAAGAATGTTTCTCAGCTATCCATACAGATATAATCAAGTACAACGAAGAATTAGCAAAAGATACTGGAATCAAATATTCAACTCGTATAATCTATGGCCCTTATAATTATATAAAAGAAGAATTTTAATTTCTATTATAATAATACAACATGAAAAAAATTACATTTATCTCATTTGCAATCACCCCAATGGCATTATTTGCACAAGCTCCGGCACCATCTTTATCATTCGAAGGCGGAGGTAGACTACTCATTATTATATTAGTTTTAGTTATAGTCTTCTTTATTTGCCGGGAATTGATATGCTGGTACTATAAAATAAATAAAATGGTATCTAATCAGGAAGAGATTATTAGGATACTAAAAAAAATTGCAGGAGAAGATAATAACGACTCTAAAATAATTGATCAGTTTAAAAAAGATTATAGCCAAGAAGAGACGATAAGACTTCTTAAAAAGATAGCAGGAGAACAAAACGACAAATAGATATGAGCTATAAAACTAAATTTAATCTTTGCATAGTAATAATACTTCTTACATCACTTTATTTTTTTCCTAAAACTACTATTATTATCGGAGTTATATTAATAATAATATGGAATTCAGATAGTGGTGGTAGTGGAAATTGCAAAAAACAACATTGGATTAAACCTTATATGCGCAAAGATGGAACAAGAGTGGAAGGTCATTGGAAAGAAAAATAG